GAATTCAAATTCACCCAGTCAATTGCCCAAACGTCACGCGATCAAACGCGTGTCGACGGTCGAAGCGCGGGTGATGCCACCCGCGGGTTCGTGCCAAGGTCATCCCCTCGTGGGATGACTATTTGACGTTGACACAGTAATCACAAATGAACAATTTGAAGCTCGCGCAGCATATATTGGAAAACAAGAAAGAATTAATCATCCCTGGAGAAATACCTCCATCAAATACTAATCCACATTTTGACCCTACAAATCGTTTCGGGATGTTAAGAACTATTTTGTGTGAATATAATGATATAGACGAAGCGAAACATTATGAAATAGAAATGATAGCAACACAAAACAAGGTATATTTGTTGCAACGTAGAAATTGAAGTAAATTTTCGATTGTTCAGTCTGCGCGGTCATAAATGCAATCAAACAATACGATATTTCATAATCTCTCCTGCGTCTTATATTTTCTACATGTACAACGTTGCTTTATCATATAAAGACGCCGCAGACAATGCGCAGATCGTTGAAATCGCAGAAAAAGAGATTGTTCCGGAGGGTTGTTATAAGAGCGTCGAGATAGCTCCTGGTATCAACGTTCACCTCAAAGAAAAATTGATAAACATGGCGACAGGAATTGATGACGCAAAACAACGTGCCATTGACACAATAACACAAAAGCAAGACGAAGAAAAATCACGACTTGTAACAACTCTTCCCGCTATGCTCGCTGACACAGCGGCGCGCTTAGAGAGCGATCCTGACTTTGCAAACGAAGTGTGTGATGTAGAGAAAATGTTATCAATAATAAATGATTTACCGGAAACTTGCTTGACAATTTTGACGATGCAAACGTTGCACCTTTCGATGTAGACGCAACGTCACTGACTTCGTAATTTGATTATTTCTCTTGTACAATTTGTAACTTATGGTGTAATGTCTCTATAAGAAAAGAGGTTACAACATGAAGTTCACTTCGCTCGCATCAAGTTTCCTAATCGCTGCGTCTTTGTCGTCAATGTCGTTCGCAGAAGATTGTGCGCTAAAACACGACTTTAAGGATGGTAATGGCGCAGTGTGTGCTCGTCGACACTTGAACAACGATGACACGCTCGGTGGGTGGGTTGCTGACACTGCGGCCGTTGCACCCACTGCGTATGTCGAGCGAACCGCCGTGGTGTACGGTAACGCGAAGATATTCCAACGAGTGTACGTCAAGGGCCACGCTGAAGTCTACGGTGACGCTCGATTGTACGATGACGCACAGATTATGGAACACGCAAAGGTGTTCGGGAAGTCTAACGTCTACGGAAACGCTCGAATCGGAGGCCATGTCAGCGTGAGCGGAAATGCATATGTGGGTTGCAGCAGTCAAATCGCAGGCGACACGTTGATCTTTGGCACCGTCTATTTTTGCACCAACATTTTGAACGTGATAACGACAGGTGTATATTATCAAGGTGAGGTAAAATGATAAAGTGTCCACAATGTGGCTCAACGACTCCTGAAAAGCGATTACCCGCATGGATTTTAGGTAGCCTGCGTTACTGTACACATGCGTATCACAACGTGTACGATAACTCGATCAATGCGTGGGCGTCTCGTAACTATCAAAATTGCGTAGAACATGGCTTTCACGACGACGATCAAAACAAGTCGTTGCAAGAAAATCTCGCCGTGTGGATGATGAATTTGCACACTGAAATCAGTGAAGTGTGGGAAGCTTATCGAGCAGGAAAGTTATTTGAGCCTTGTGACAAGAGCGAAAAATTGAAGGCATTGGGCTTGCCTGCGTTGACGTGTGTTGAAGAGGAGTTCGCTGATATATTCCTTATGCTCGTTGATGACGCAAAAGCAATGAACGTTGATCTCGAAAGAGCAGTGAACGTCAAACACGCGTATAACGTTTCCCGCCCTCACATGCACGGAAAGAAGTGTTAAGTGTACATATTGACAACGAAGATAATTTTTCTTGATTTTGATGGTGTGTTGAACTCAACTCCATTTTTGGAGCGTGAAGGATGGTTCGAAGGGCCGTTGACACAACGGGAGCACAAGTTTAGGTGTGAACACGCAAGTTCAAACGTCGATGTTAGCGATTTGCGTATGATTGATCGCACAAAAGTCATGTTGCTGAACCAAATAATTGAGAAGACAGGTGCAAAAGTCGTCATATCGTCTTCGTGGCGCCTGGGAAGAAACGTTGACGATTTGATAGACGCGTTAGAGTATCATGGATTTGTCGGTGAAGTCACGTCAATGACTCCAGAATTGTGTGGTGCCATTCGTGGAGAGGAAATAAGCGAGTGGATGTACGACGCAATGCTGCTTCCTGGCGAGGACATTTCGTTTGTCATACTCGACGACGATGATGACATGGGAACGCTGCGTGGCAACTTAGCGCAGACGTCAGCGAAATACGGGCTCACGCCGTACGATGTCAAAAGAGCGATTGCAATGTTGAACAAGGAATAATGAAAATGAGAACTCCTGAAAAAATAGCATCAACGATTGATCACGCAATTCTCGCTCCTCACTTGACGCAACAGGAGCTTGAGGATGGACTCGACGTTGCAGTCACGTTCGAGGTGGCGTCAGCGTGTGTGAAGCCATGCGACATGCAAGCAGCAAAGCGCTATGTTGGTGATTGCGTGAAGCTCGCAAGCGTCGTTGGATTTCCACATGGCAACTCGTGTTTGCACACAAAAGAGTACGAAGCGACGTTAGCGTTAGATCACGGCGCTGACGAAATTGACTACGTCATCAACACGTCGAACGTGCTCAATGGTGATTGGTACGCTGTGGCTTGTGAAATGGAACGCTTACACAACGCCGTTCACGCTCGTAGCGGCATCGTCAAGGTGATCTTTGAGACGTGCAACACCGGTGATTACATTCAAATGCTATGTCAATTGGCTGTGAAGACGAACGCTGACTTTGTGAAGACGTCAACGGGATTTGCTTCACACGGTGCAACGCTGTATGACATTGAGCTCATGTCAAAGTGGTGTGAGGGTTCAAAGTGTCAAGTGAAGGCGTCAGGAGGCATCAAGACGCTTGAACAAGTCGAGATGTTTTTGAACGCAGGAGCAACGCGGGTGGGAAGTTCGGCAACAAAGAAAATCGTTGAAGAAGCCAATAGAAGATTTGACGAAGAAATTGCAGAACAAGCCGATGAAGTGAAGCAGCACGCGCGTGAGTGGTCTGTTTGCGATAACGATGGACTTCAATCGTGACGCTCACCATGATATAAGTGCAGGATTACCAATCAACTGCACAAAAATCACCTCGATTGAACGAGTGAATTCACGTGTTTCTTGTGGGTATATTTATGTTCTCTCTTTCGCAAGAATAGATATCCCCTCGTGGATGTCATGAATTGCGGTGTTTTCTATCATACTGTGTCTCTATATAATGTTTAACGACATCTTCTGAGACTGACCCGATTGTTGAGTAAAACGTTCCTTTGCTCCACAAACCTGATCCCCAAAACTTTCTTCCTTTTAACGTTGGAAATTTTGTGAATATGTAAACTGCTGATATTGATTTCAAAGTCTTTGCTATTTCTACCGGCGCTGTTACGTGATCTGCTTGAACAAACACGTGAACGTGATCTGGCATCACTTCAAGAGCATGTAAAATCCATCCTCTTTCGATGCAAGACTGCGCAATTATGTTCTTTGTTTCGACTGCGACTGCATCCTTTAAAACACAGTGTCTGTACTTCGGACAAAAGATTATGTGATATCCAAGCGAATGCACGCAATTATTTTCTGAAATATTTTGCATATATTGATTGGAAACATCGACAAGAGCTCTCGTAAGGATGGAAAATACTGTTGCACAAAGTGTGGTTTTAAGTGTCATGCTGACACGAACGCGGCGATCAACATACGAGATCTCTACGTTAAAAAGTGTGATTACATCACACCAAACTCTCAACGCGAAACATACGTTGAGCAGGCTGCGGTCAATCAGCCAATGGTCGGTGAAAGTGAGATGCCTCACTTTCGTTCGTGCCAAGGTTATCCCCTCGTGGGATGACTATTTGACGGCATAGTGTCGTAACGTAATTCTCGATGAGCTTTGCACGTTGTTCATCAAGCATATTTGACACCTCAACGGGAGCAAGTCCCCAACAGTCGACACCCACGTCAATGTATGTTCGTGGGTCACACTCAACGCGTTGTCGGGTGCCATGTGCGTGGCCGTGTACAACGACTTTTACATCAGTGTCAATGAGCGAAGCAGCGCGATAATTGTGACAGTACATAACATCATCTAATATGAAACCATATAATTTCTTCTTTTCATCATGAGGTTGTAATTCGTTTCTGACGATGTGCCACCCGCATTCTTCGTAGAATGAAAACATTCGCTTGTCATCATGATTGCCAGGTACAAGAATTTTCACGCCATTTAGACTTTTGATGAGTTCAACGAAGTCTGGACGCTTTTTGTGCAACACATCTTTGTTATAATTTACGAGCGTTACGTCGCCCAAGTGTAAAACGCAGTCGTTAGATTTGACACACGCGTTCCAGCGTGATACAAGTTCATCGTTCATGTGTTCAACAGATGTGAACGGACGTGAACAGTATTCAATAATATTATTATGTTCCAGGTGATGATCTGAACTTAAGAACAATGACATTGTGTTCATTATATACTAATGTGTGAATATTTATATGTTATGAACAAACTTGTTGAACAACGAATTTACGAAATGCTTCTTGAGAAATTCGCGACTGTCGAAAATCCTGAAGAGGTTGATTATTGTCCCGACTGTGGTATGAGCCATGATTTTGAAAAAGAAGACGCAAAGCGTGCTCACGAAAAAATGGGTGATGTTGAATTGTACGATGAGTTAAATGACATCGACGAAAGTGCTCCCGCGGGTTATGAGAAGATCGTAAAGACGTTGAAGAAACAACCTGGTGTGAAGAACGCGTGGGCAGTCGCAAATTCTATGAAAAATAAAGGTATCAAACCAAAGAAGTAAAAATGTTCATTCATGAATCACAATTACGTCAACTCATTCGCGAGGAACTTTACATATCGTTTCACCGACAGTAAAAAATGAAAACAAAAAATATCATTTCACGTAGTAATTATTTGCTGACTTCCACTCGTCATTCATGCGTTCGGGCATTCCAATGTCGTCAAACGTGATGAGGCGCGGATTCACAGCCGTTTCGTGCTCAACTTGCACGTCATCTACGTGTGGTTGCGTGACATTTCCACCACAAGCGGCCTTCAACAAATACACATGAGATTCATGTAGATCACACACACCAGCCACAAGATTATCGATTCCCGTCGTCAAAGTGTTATTTGTCTTCATTGATTTTCGAAGCACTTCGCACGCACACAGGAACTCGAGCTCAAGCTTCAGCGACTTCTTTGCAAGGTCATTAGGAGAAGGAATTACATTGACGCTCGAGTTGCTGAACACGATTTCAAGCGCAGTGCCAAGTTGCTTGTGCAAGTCAACGTTGTTTTCGTCACCAAGTCCAACGCTTTTTTCGGCGACTGCATCAATTTCAGGTAAGACTTCTTCATAGAGCCGCTGAAAAAGTAGATGATTTCCGAAAAAACTATCGCCCTTGCTGATCCAATGATGCGTCTGGTGCGTGAAATAGAGCGCACGTAGCCAAGTGAGCAACACTGAAAGTTCAGGCCTGCTCACGCATTCCCACTCGGTGAGCAGGCGTTGAGTTTGTAGCGTGCATTCGTTATTCATGAAAATTTCCTTGGTGTGGCTTTCCCTGAGCTGTCTCGCGTTCGTAGTAGGCGATCCATGCGTGAGTCCGCTGAAGACATTGGCTTTTCATTCATGGCTTTCAGTTCGTCTTTGCGTTCGTCGTAGCACTTCATCCACACGCCTGCAGGCATGTTTATTTCACCGTTGTCGTCAGCCTTTTGCAGGCTTCGCTTTGCACGAGCGAGTTCTTTTAGGTCTACTGCATTTTTGATCGCGTCAATGAATGGCTTATTTTCAGGTTGTTCAGCAATTTTTGTCCAACGATCTTGTTGCTGAACAGGCGTCTCAACGTTATCCCAATCGTCGTTTTCTTCCTTTATAATCACTCCATCAATGAGTGCGTCGATGCTTTCATCAACGTCTTTCATTTCGTCCCATGACAATACTTTGCCATACTTTTTGCGTTGTTCATCTTCTTCACGTTCAACTTGACGATGTCGTATGCCAATGCATGTGTTGCACATGCAACAATCTAAGTCTTCACAACAATCAGGACAAGTTCCATCTGCATTTGCTGCGGGTTTTTCGTCACCTTCGTCTAAATCGTACGTTGCATCAGGTGCAAGGCACGTACAATTAAAGCTATCGTTTCCACATTGTGGACATGTATCATCAAAGTTTTCTTCTTCTTTGTACCATGACAACATCGCTTCATGTCCACTTGAAAAAGATTTATCACTTTTTTCTCTCACAACGCTCTCGCCCAAGTCACCAACGTCAATGCCATGTCGTGCGTCGTCAGCAAGCGGCCCAGCAAACACGCTTACAAATGCGTCGTGCTCAACGTGTTTCTTTTGAAACGTGACTCTAAACGTGTCGTCAACGCTAAGTACGTCGCCTGAGTACGGCGAAACGTCAACGCTAAAACCTGCTTTGTTCAAGGCGCTTACGGCTTCCTGTGAGTTCGTGATATCGTCGCCGGGAACAGATTTATCAAGCCAACACTTGAGCTCGCCGGAGTTCTTCTCGCGACTTGAGACTTTGTAGCCAAGCGTTCCCATGACTGCGATCAGTTGCTTCATCAACGAAATCGCTTTCATCGAGCGTGCAGGCTTTGCTTTTTCATCAACGCGTTTGCTTTCGCTAAGAACTCGTCGTGGTTCTCTGAACACGTCTTCTTCGAGCGCCAAGTCTTCACGCTTTTCGATCAAGTCCATTAGCTTCTCATAAAGCTTTTCACGATCGATCTCTACGCCGCTCGTCGCCTTCGTTGCGTTGCAGTAGTTGTTACAAGCACCACGTTCCCATGAGTACTCGACATTACCATCATAGTCTTGCAGTAGTCTAAACGCCAGTGTCTCGTACCACTGATCTGATAGTTCGGGAAACTGTTGTTGCTTCCCTGGGTCACCAATTCGCTTGTCGGCGTGTAGTTCAAGCGTCTCTTCGTTGTCACCGTCTTCAAGCGTCGGCTCGTCAAGCAACCGCGTCAAGTAAGTTACACGCATCTGATCGTCTGACGGCCACATTGACAAAGCTTCTTTGAGCGACTTCATGCCCACGCGCTCTGCAGCGGCTCCCCTGACGGCGGGAGACTTATCTTTCAACATGTTGTCCAAGAACTTCTCTGGCACCAATCGAGTCGCAAGCTTTCGAACGTGTTCGTCGCTGTGCTTCAGGCACTCAACGAACAACGAAACCTTGACGCTCGGCGCCTTGCCAACGTGCGTGAGCTCGTTCATGTCGAGCATGTAGTTCGCGCTCTCAGCAATTGCTCTCGGAGAGTAGCCACGAATACAGTCACCAAATGATTTCTTGACTTCTTCACAAAAAAGCGTTGACAGCTTGTTTTCGTTGCGTACGTTGTTCACAATGTTCTCCAGATGTGAAAGCTTTAGCTTCATACTACAACATAAATATATGCTTCTCGATATCTGAAAATCAAAAAATGTTATGCATGCTTCGTTATGAGTGTATATTTTTTGAGAAAGTGTTATATTTTTATTATGTCAAGACTAAATATGCCTTGTTATGACATCGAACAATTTACGTGGGATAAAACTCACGGTGTTGCCGAAGCATCAATAATTAGGGGTAATTTTATTTCACGAGTGTGGGATGATGCGTATGATGTTGGCTTTCGTGTTGAAGGAAAGACGATGACGTTGTTATTTCTTCTTTCAACTGTTGAACGAGACGAAGACATTGTGTGTTGGAAATTTAATGCAATTGCTCTCGATGGCCGTAAATTTACGATCACGATCTACAACGATTAGTGTATTCTTTTGAAGAAAGTGTTATATTTGAGGTATCATGGCAAAGCGAAATTTGAACATAGTGATCGACTGCGGTGAGAAGACGTGTGCAAGCAAGCCGGGAGAATTTTGTTCACGCTTGTTGGTGACGCGCATGGGCACTCAATGGGTTTGCGGCGCATTCCTTGACGAGCAATGCAACAACGTTGAACTTCGCGAAGACCGCGAGAGCGGATGGTTGCAACGTTGTGATCAGTGCTTGGAGGCGGAGCAAAAAGTACCCGTCGACAAAGTGGCACGAAGTGGAATTTCGGTGGGCGACAAAGTCTTGCATGTTCTTGACGAACCAACGTTGGAACCTTACGTTGTCGTTGAAATCGATGGCGACAAAGTGAACGTGACGTCTAAGCGCGATCCGGATAGGTGGCTTGAAATTGAATATCAAACACTTCGCGGTCACATGATACAATGAACAATCTTTACGATCGCATTTCAACCGCCATAAATGATTTCCGCGCCGGAAGAATAACGCTTGAACAATATTCGGCTGTTGTTGCAGGCACTGCACCTGCGTAAGAAGAAGTAATAAAGTCATAAACCCATCGAACAAATCGTCAACGTTGTGACAGCATCAATTGAAGCACCCGCTCCTCCGATTGTGCGACAACCAGTCAATCCTCCCACGACTGCCATTGTAAAAACATTTCGAAAGCTACCAATCGTCATGTTCGACAACGCTCACTGCGACGAAACGTGTCCACAACTCAAGGGTTTTGTAACAAAGTGTAAGCTCGATAATTGCTTTTTGAAGGTTGAATACGTCAACGTAGACGACGATAAGATGATACGTGATTTTGGCAAAATTGGTAAAGTCTTGTCGTAAGAGAGATTTTTTCTTCGAACAGAAGAGTGCAAGCGAAGTGAGATTTAATGGCGCTTCCCGTTGGCTCAACATGGAGATTTTTAAACCTTCCTGGAAAGACTGAAGTCGTGCGTCACCATGACAATCGAGAGACTGCGAACGTCGAGGTGGATGGAGACTACAACCTCACCATTGTCGACACAGGTACCGACACGTGACTTGCACGACCATCGAGATTGATTGACGTAATGAAGATATTGTTCAATCGCGGGCAAAATTGGATGAAAGCTGTTCAACAAAAACATGTCGACGGTTGTGGTCCTGCGGCGTTGACAATGGTGCTTTGCACGTCGTATGACAAAGCGTTGAAGATAGTTCATCCAAACAGGCGTCCACGTGGACCAGCAAACACACCGCCCTTTAAGCTTAAGGACGCGATGCAAAGGATCAAGTTGCATCACAAAGAAAAACGCTTGGAAAAGTGGGAAAAGCTTGAACAAACCGCGATTGTGTCAATTACGTGGAAATCTGGATTGTGTCATTGGGTGGTGTGGGATGCAGATAAAAAAGTTTTTCTCGACCCGTGTAGCAAGTGGGTGCTAAAAACGTACGGAAAGTACGATAGTTACATGACTTACGTAAATGCGTTCAATAGAGGACAAAAACGTGTTTATTTGATTGAAAAATGACACCGCACATCGTCAATAGACAACGCTCAATTCTCGTTGAGTGGTTCGACGGGAGCAAAGAAGTCGGGCACGTTGAAATGTGCATTGACGTGCGCCCGGACGAGAAATTCTACGAGACGCACTCGTTCTTGAACGTAGAATACAGAAATAAAGGCAATGGCATCATGATGTACGAAAAATGCTTCGAAATAGCCGAACTGCTTCATGTTACAGTCAAGTCGTCGTTGGTACCGTCAGACGATGTTCTTCGCGTCTGGAATTCACGCAGGTTGAACGAGCGATGGAACACAGCTTACACTAACAATCGGTACGTTGTGTGTGGGCGACGGGTGCATACTTAATCTCAACATGAAGCTAAAGCTTTCAGAACTAAGAGAAATCGTGAAACAAGCACTGCTCGAAAGAGCTCACTCAGGAACGTACACGTTGCTTGACAAATTTAATCCTCACGTGCACACCGCTGATGACGTGTACCACGCGTTGATGAACGAGTTCTACGCAGTCGCACCAGAGCTAAACGTGAGATTAGCGACAGACGCAGAGTTCGTCAGCTACGCGAAGGACCTAATGCGTGGAAACGTGCCACAGGACGTTATAAATCAAGTGATGACGAGGTTAGGCGAGAACGAGTGACATGAAGAGACAAATTGAAATTGAACAAGAAGAGCTTCTACGAGATTTGATCAAAGAAACGATCATTCTCGAAAAAATGGCATACGATCGTGAACACTTCATCGACAAAATGGATGAATACTTGACTGGTGCGATCAGAGAGTTCTACAAGGCTCGCTTGGCGGAGAAATATTTCTCTTGTCGAAATCAAGATGTGAATCATTACAATTCTAAAATGCAAACGTCACTTGAGAAGTATGTCGAGATTATTAACTTTTGGAAAGAGAACATTCCTACATTTGATGGAAAATTTCATATCAAGCGCATCATCCATGTCCTGAAGCATTTAAAAAATTTAAAAATGAATATAAACATGAAATAACAAGAAAACTGGAACAGTTGTATACGCTCGATGAAACCGTTCTTGTTCCTGATCGAGTTCATTTTGAATTACATACACTTCTTGTTGAAATGTATCCGGAACGATCGCAGTAATGGTTTAGGATGTCAACTGCAATGGGTTGGTTTTTGGGACAAAGATGGAAATCTTGTTCAAAAGTACACAAATTAATTTTGTCTAATTCCTTCAATGCAATTGAAAGAATACACAAAATCATCGACGTTAAAATCTGAAATTCCATGTTTTGCTAATGTTCGCATAATTTCAAGTTTATTAGTTTTTGGCCGATGTTTTAACATTTGATTATCGATTTGTGTCTGTTGTTGTAAAGATAACGTGTTGTCACCCAAATATACAAGTCGATAATTTCTTTTGATGATATCAGTACCTTCGAGAACTTTTTCGTATATTTTTTGTTTTCCCTTGTTTACGTTTGAATAATCAAAAATGTGTTGTAGAAGTACGTCCGTATCGGTACCTAACATCGGGAAATATTTTGACGCAGTTTTAAATCCGACGCCTTTTATCGAAGGGATGTTATCGCCACCAACAGGTTCTCCAACTATCGCCTTCGCAACCGCCCAATTTCTTGTAGAAATTCTGAACTCATCAAATACCTGTTGAGCAAGTATGAACGTTTTCTTGTGAAAGCTATAAATCCTTGTCTTTGCGTCTAACAATTGATAAAAGTCCTTGTCGCTCGATGCAACGACTTTGTCGACTTCATTCAACTTATTCTTGCACAAGTATGCAACAACGTCGTCACCCTCGCAGTCGGGTACGTATAATTGACAAACGGGAACGTGTTTTAGAATTCCGATGAGCTCAGCCGTCTGAAACGAGCGATTTTCTTGACTCTCCTGTAAATCTTCACCATAAAATCGATTGAGACGTTCTGGTGAACGACCCATTTTATATTCTTTGAAAATAGCGCGTCGTTTAGTACTACCTCCGCTTTCCCAACATACATAAACTTGTTTAGGCTGAATTTCGTTAACAAGTTTACGAAGAGTTTTAAGAAAACCAATTGTACCACCAAATTGTTCTCCATTTGACGTAAATTGAGGAAATGCGGCCACACACCTGCACAGCGCGTTCATGGCGTCAACAATTAGCACTGGTCTTAGACTACTCATACAATATATATATATTATATGAAACTCAACATAGACATTATTCAGGAGATAGTTGCATTATTTCGGAGTGGTGTAAATTTATCTGAATTAGTAAAACGATACGAACAACATAAAATTAGTAAATTTCGTATTCGTTGTATTCTTCGAAAAGCAATAGACAATGAAGAATATGAATTTTTAATTAATCAAATTTTAAGACAAAAACGTTCGCCTGAAACACGTCAAAAAATGAGCGTCGCTGCAACAATAAGAAATGCAAATCCAGAATGGGCAAAAAAGGTCATAGCAACAAAAACAGAACGAGGGTATTTTGAATATTGGAGCGCACATATGATTGAATGGGCGATAAATAATCATCCCACTCGTGGTAAAAAAATGAGTGCACAAGTTTGCGCTAATGTCTCTGCCGCGCGTCAGCGTTTTTATGACGAAGGTGGTGAAGCAGGAATGAAGGGAAAACATCATTCAGATGAAACAAAAGAATTATTACGTAATATAACGAAAAAAATGTGGGAAGACGGAGTTTATAATAATACGCCCGATTATTGGCGTAGTAAACTTGAGGTAACAGTTTTTGATGATATCGTCAAGTATTATCCGACAGCACAGCATAGTTTCAAAATTAAAGCAAATAATCGCACGTATATGTACGACATATTCATTCCAGAACTTAATTTATTCATTGAAGTAAATGGAGAGTATTGGCATTGTAATCCAAAAACGTATGATGCACAATTTTTTCATCCAATAGTGAAAAGAACTGCGCAAGAAATTTGGAATAATGATACATGTAAAAATAAAGTCGCCGAAGACAATGGATATAAAGTAATCGTGTTATGGGAATGCGATTATCTTGAACGTGGAATTAGTGTAGTTCTTGACGCACTAAATAGTCGCGACGTTCGTTCATGAACTTTCTTTCGTTGGATATTTTATCGGCGAAAAACAGCCCAAGTGAAACAGCGCTTCGTCAAGCGACATGATTGGATCATTTAAACAACCAGGCGCGTGGTGTCTGAATGCGACTAACCCGCAAAAATCATCGTACGGTTCGCCAATGTTCTCACCGCACATCTCACACTTTTTTCATCCATGTTTGTGAATATAAATAGTCTATGTACACGTGTTCACGCTTGTATTCCGTGTTTCTTTGTCTTTTTGTCTTTTTTCGCGTACATTGCAGCCAAACACGACAAATCGCTTGCGTGCCGTTCAATTGCGGCGTCTCTGACTCTCTCGTCTTCGTCGCGCTCGAGTCCAAGCAACTGCGTGTAGCTTAAACCTCCAGCATACTTTGCAACGCTTGTTCGTACCATCCAGTTATCGTGCCTCGCAAGCGCAATCAATAATATATCGTCTTCGATTGCGCCAACGATTGTGTCGACGGCTTTGACAGGTGACGAGCAACTAATTGCAATGTTCAACATTGTCGTGAGATTAGGAGGAAGATTTTTGATCATGATTGATAGTAACACTTGTACGTTCGAATTATCATTGATTATGAATAATAATCATGTCAATCAAAGAATTGTCTCCTGAAGAAATCGTTGCAAACTATGACAAGTTTCGTTCTTTTTGCGAAAAGTTGGGAGATCGCAGCGAGGCAGTGTTGAAGATGGTAGACGAGTTAAGCGAACGCCTCGCGCTTGCACCGGCATCAGGTTCACCCAAGAAACATAGCGCGTTTAGTGGCGGATTAATTTCCCACACGCTCAACGTGTTGAAGAACATTCTGATAGTTAACAAAGCTTTTAAGTGGGACCTGCCGCAGGAGAGCATGATCATCGTTGCACTCTTTCATGACTTAGGCAAAGTTGGGTTGCCAGGCGGGAGCGAAAATGATTTTTATCTCCCACAAACTGACGACTGGCGTAGGAACAAGCTTGGAGAAATGTACACGTATAACAATAACCTAACGTTCATGGAGACGGGTGACAGGACGATGTACGTGCTTCAGCACTACGGAATACAGTTGTCTCCTGACGAGTGGGTTGCCATAAAGACGAGCGATGGGTACGTTGTAGAGGAAAATCGAAAATACTGTTTGAAGGTGTCAAATCTTACAACGGCTGTGCAGATTGCGGATTATGTTTCTACGTCACGAGAAAAAGAATAACATGAAAACTGTGCCACAATGCGTAGACTTCTTAAACGAGGCGTTAGCACTTGATCCTGTAGCAATCAGTGAGTTATTTTTGCATCAATTTCCGTGCAACGAAAAGTTTGCAGATCATCCAACGATACAAGTTTCAAGCGACTGCACGTTTGGTGCGTTTGGCGTCTTGAATGGGCTTTTCGGCACGATCGGCGGCACAGGAGTGGGGCACATGTTCTATGAAGTCGAAGAAGTCAACGGGAAGCGCGTCATCACGAAGTTCGGACTTGTGGGTGACCCAAACAAATTTCTTGGTAAAGAATAATTATCAGCATGTTTTTGAACGAAAGAGTTGTCTCGTCTGAACCTGTGCAACGCGCCGTCGAGCGCATGGAAGACGCAAGGACACGTGGTGGCATCGACGGGATGATAAAGGCGACTGCTCGACGTGTCATGGCGATGAAAGATGCATCAAAGCTAAAGGCGATTGAGCTCGCAGTTGAGTACATGATTGATGCGGGAACTGATAACTTTGAAGATTTCACTCCTGAACAAGTGAGTGCGCTACGAAACATTGTAAAATCAGCAAAAGAAAAAGTGAATGAAGACTTGGTGCGAAAGTACGTGTCTTTGATTGTCGAAAAGCGCGCCACGACAAATCACTACAAGACGGTGTGCAAAGATTGTGGCGACGTGATAAATCAGTGCAGGTGTCCGGGAGACAAAAAAGTAACCTATGATACTTGTGAAAAGTGCAGCGAAATCAATGAACTCGACGTTGAAGAAGACAATGAAGAATTAGACGAGATGTCAACGTGTGCTGGCGTGGTGGGGTTTAGTCTCCCGTTGGGCATGTCACCTCCTGGATCGACGTCTTCACCCAAAAAGAGAGCGACGTGGAAGTAACATCCAAATAAAACTTATACTCTTGATATTTCTTAGCTTAATATTCACTATCAGACACGAACGGTGTCCCAACAAAACAAAAGAAAGAAAAAGAGAAAATAAAATGGCAATAGATTTAGACGCAATTCGAAAAAAGTTGGCTGAGCTTAAGGGCGAGAATCGTGGTGGAGAGATCAACTACTTCTTCCCTGAGGCAGGTGAGACAAAGGTGCGATGTCTTCCCTGGAAGAACGCTCCCGCTGAGTCGCCAATCATTGAACTATCATTTTATAAGATCGGAAACAACAAGCGAACGCTTGCACCATACCAATTTGGTCTCCCTGACCCAATTCACGAGTTTCGCTTGAAATTGTACAAGACGAAGAAGGAAGACGACAAAAAAGTTGCGAACAGCCTTCGCCCAAAGATGAGCGGCTACCTACCTGTCGTGCTGCGCGGCAAGGAAGACGACGGCGTGAAGGTGTGGATGTTCAGTCCATTCGTCTACAAGCGACTGCTTGGATTTTGGCTCAACGAGGACTACGGCGACGTGACGAGCCCGACAGAGGGCTACGATCTCACGATCAAGATGTCGCCTGCAGCAAGTGGCAAGATGTTCAATGGCAAGCCGGTGCTCGACACCGAGATTGATCCTCGACCAAAGTCAACGCCGCTACATGCCGACAGCGCGGTGTCGGAGAAGCTGTTGAACGCAGTTCCAGACTTCTTGGCATACATTAAGAAGCAGCTCAAGTCGGCACAGGAGCTCGAGGGAATGCTTAGCACATGGCTGAACGGTGAGGACGACGAGAAGACTGACGGCACTGAGAAGGGTTCAAACACGAGTTCAGCTGACCTTGATAAACTTGTCGACGAGGTTGCTGACGCAAAGCCTGCGAAGAAGGAAGAGAAAGTTGTAGCAAAGCCCGCAGGCGACGCAAAGCAGAAGCTTGACGCCGCATTTGATGAGCTCATGGAAGACGGCGACAACGAGTAGAAGCTGAATTCATCGTAAAATGATTTTCGTGCTTCGAAAGAGGCACGATGTCTTTAAACACCGTGAAGTTCATTGCTTATAATTCTATTGAACGAATTGTTCAGAAAGAAGAAAATATGGAAATGTGTGGATTGCCATCGGAAGACAAGTTTTTTGTGAAGTCATACGTGAAAGAACAATTGACACAAGTTGTGGGACCACTCACACTTTGTTATGCAGAAGCATTGGCACAGGACTTGGCTTCAGCGTTAGATTGTAATGGAAACGTGCGTTATTCAAAGATTGAAGTAGTCGAGAAGTAAATAACGCAAACGGTCAATCGTGCCTCCTGAGTGACATCTCGAGGCACGATGTGTTTAAGCGGGTGGTTTTTGTTGTGACGTGTTTGATGCGATGGCATAGAATTAAACAACAATAAATGCTTATCGGACGAATTAAAAAACTGGGGATTGTTTTCATGTGATGTGTGTCATAAAGAATACGAAAGAAGAGCACGTTCACATATTCCAACGAATAATTTTTGTTCACGTGAATGTGCATTGTCTCCTGATGCAATATTACTAACGAATGCAACTACTTGTGAAACAAATTTAGAACGTTATGGCGTGACATGTGTGTGGAAATCTGAGTTTGCAAAAGAAAAAGCGAAAATAACTTCACTTGTAAGGTATGGTACAGAAAGTCCAACATAATCAGAAGTCGTTAAATTAAAAGCTAAGACAACAAATTTAGAACGTTACGGTGTTGAAAATGTATTTCAATCGGAAGAAATAAAAGAAAAAGCACGTAAAACGATGCTTATAAATTATGGTTTATTGAAAACAATAAAATTCTCGTTAGGTTTAACGAAAAAGAGGTAAAACAATGGCAAAAAGAAAAGACAATGTTACATCAATTAGTCAACAATCGAATATAACAAATGAAGAAGTAGTTGATTTTTCAGCGCAATTGATAAAAGATATTAATAAAGAAATGGGATGTCAATGTGCATATAACCTCGATGAACAATCTGCGCCAACAACCGTAAAACGATGGTTAGGCACTGGAAGTATTCAATTGAATTATTTGATTAGAAATGCAATTGACGGAGGTTATCCCGAAGGAAGAATTATTGAGATATCTGGTCTCGCGTCCAGCGGGAAAAGTCATTTTGCATTTTTATGTTCTGCAATTGTACAAAAAATGGGTGGTCTTGTCGTATACATTGACACTGAAAATGCAACAATGCTTGAAAAACTGCAAATTATGGGCATTGATGTGAAAAAACGTTTTGTATATGTACAAACACAATGTACCGAGGATGTTTTTAAAATTATTGAAAGTACAATCACAAAAGCTAAAAACCTTGCTGGCAAAAATATTCCAGTGCTTGTAGTCTGGGATTCAATTGCGGCAACATCTCCAAAGGCAGAACTTGACGGAGATTATGATGCGCAAACAATGGGCTTACAAGCAAGAGTTATTTCAAAGGGTCTTCGAAAGATCACAGGATTTGTGGGTGCAAATAACGTTACATTCTTAATGCTAAATCAACTACGAGACAAAATCGGTGGGTTTATTGGACACGGCGATCCATACGTCACGCCCGGGGGCAAAGCTCCTGCCTTCCATGCTTCTGTGCGTTTACGTATCGCCGGTGGGCAGAAAATTAAAGATGACAAAGGTAACACGATTGGTATTACAGTAAATGTAGAAACGAAGAAAAACAAAGTCGCGCCGCCATTTAGGAAGTGTGAATTCGATATCATTTATGGACGTGGCATTCAAGAAGGAAAGTACATATTTGACGTTGTGAGAGCATATTGTGATGATAATAAAATCGTTCGAGATGGAAAAGAGATAAAAATATCTGGTGCTGGTGGGTGGAAAACACTCTTGGTATCAAATGCGACAACAGGAGAAGTTATTCACGAAAAAAGTTTTCACAAGGAAGATTTTGATGATTTAATAAAAGACGAAATATTAGGACAATACGTTTTACAAGTAATTGATGCAGCTTATGTACTTGACGTTGGGCAACTTGATGAAATATCGGAAGGTGACAGTGACGTCACCGTTGCTGAAGGCGAAGACGTAATTTAACGTCATCCTACTTATTACATGAAGGCGGCGCTGAAGAACACTCGGCGTCGTCTTGTTACATGTCAATAATGATTTTTGGCATGTCTGGCGCGTGTTTGAATATAATTTTGCCTGCAGAACTAACACCTATCGAAACAAAAAATGAAATAACAATCATAGGTTTCGTTGCCACGTAGCACAACGTTTTTCGCTACGCTTGATCTGTTGTCACAAATTTTAGCGCTTTCATGCACCCAAGTTGTTGGGCTCACGTACGCAGTGTCAGCAACCCACCCGCCAAGAAAGCCATTTGGATTGACATGTCGATGCGCAGCGACTTTGCCTTTGCCGTCATTGAAGTTGTGCGTCGTCACAATAATCTTTTTACCTCTGCAAACCTTCGTGTGACAACGAGGCGTCCAACGTCGCCAACTTTGAAGACATCGGAATCCGGGTGAATTTGTGAAGAGCGCACGTTTATGTCATAGTCGAGCGCGTCGATGTGAACACAAAACAATTCGTTTGCGCCATGATAATCATCATCATACTTTTGAAGTACTTCTGCCATTCCCAAGTCTACGCCAAGTTCAATTCTCGCCACGAACTCATCATATACTTATTTGATGTCTTTTACAAACTCGGGATAATGCTTGTTGTGCAGTGTGACCAGTTCTTTCTTCAACGAAGCGTACGCTTGCTTGTCGAGCTTATCAAAAAACTTGTGGTCTCCCGTTGTCGCGAATGCATTGATCTCATCAACGATTGAGCTCGTCGCGTAGCCCATCTTGAACAGCACGTCAGTCATGCCTTCGATCAACTTTCTGCGATCATTTAGATATTTTTGACTTGCATTGTGCGTTTTTTGTATTGCGCTAACAACTTTATTTTTATACTCAGGTAAAAGATAAAAGGCTGCATGTGTAAGTTCGTGTTTTTCAGTCGAAGTTCCAGGCACAGCGCCAATCAAGTACGCCTTGTCACACTCAGTCATGATCATCTTATAGATACCGTACATGATGTCATCATAGTGATTTGGATCGGAAATTCCTAGGTCGTGCACTTTGCCGATGACTTCAACCGGGTGATTAAATCCCGACCAGTCAGATGCGTAGTAAAAAGCGTGTGGATTTGATCCTTCTTTTTTATTAGTTATCGTGTACCACCTGATGTATTCAGCCCACGTAAATGTTTTTCCATAAAAACGTGGATTAGTGCTCTCGTAGAACTCTTGATAACGCATGAAAGAGTAGCACAAGTCGATATGATTTGTAAATGAAAGCATGTACACGCCTTTGCGCATTTTCTTTAGTTGGAACATGATGAGATTATATGCTCCCGTTGTGTACGATTACAACGAAAAGTGATATCATATATACATGACAGAAAAACAGTTCAATCACTCTGCGATCGCGTCGTTCATAGGAGCTCGACTTCAGCACCCAATGCCGCCTTGCAATGGTTTGCACCGAGTGTCGTCAATCAAGGTGAACCAATACAAGACGAAGTGGAGCGACGTGAGAATTTACTGTAACCTCATAGATGATGATTTGGTGATTGACGAGTGGAACTCGCGCCTGCCAAGCGTTGACAGTTCGCCCACGCAAGAGTTCATCAATCGTTGTTGGGAACGCGATGCCGAACACTATCGCAGGTGCTACGTCGAGATGGTCGAACTTCTTGGTGGCTACGCTTCGTTTGTGCATAGTGCAGATTATTACATACTCCTGTGTGCGAGTGAAGAAGAACTTGACGAAGTCGTGAAAGGGTGTGAGGCGAACAAGTATCACTGTGGCGTGAATTACGGGCCAAGCATTGCCGGGAGACAATTTTCATCGTACGATGAGCTCAAAGAGTGCGTGAAAAAAGTGATGCGTCGAGTTCCAGGACCGGTTTACAACGTTGAGATATGATTTATTATCTGATTGTTGAGAAATTAACCTTCTCACAAAGGAGAAAACGAAATGGACAGTTTATTTGGTGATATTTTTGGTGCGTATGATCCTTTCACTTGGACGTCAACGTATAAGACATATCCAGTTGATCTCCCGTTGCTCACATATGATGACGTGACGCAGCAAGAAAAAGATGGAAAGTTGGTAATGTCAATCGATATTCCAGGCGTGAAGCGCTCTGACGTCAATGTGACAACGAACAAGCAAAAGCTTGACATTTCTGCTACACGCGACGGAAAAGCAAAATCATACAAGTACGACATTCGAAGTGACTATGATTTGAACACCGTTGACTGTGCTCTCGCTGACGGCGTGTTGACGATCACGATTGCGAAGAAGGCGAAGCCGCCAGAAGATCTGCCTCGAAAAGTAACAGTGCGATAGTTTTACGTGATTTCATGATTGCAAATGGGCTGCGAAAGCGGCCTATTTGTGTATATTTGACGTGAAAGTGATATTTTTGTTTTATGAAAGCAGCTTGGTTAACTGACATACACCTGAATTGTTTGGGAAACGACGGCACGACACCTCAACGTCAACAAATGCTCAAGAAAATGTTTTTTGAGAGCGTTGCTGACGACAATCCTGACGTTATTTTCATCACCGGCGACGTGTCAACAGGAACAGAAGTCGCCGATGACTTGGCGTTGCTCGAGAGTGTCGCACGACGTCCAATATACTTTTGTTGTGGTAATCATGACTTTTACGGGTCAAGCTTCGACGATGTCACGACGAAGCTCACAGTGGCATCACAGATGTCTGACAATCTAAAATATCTGTACGCATGTCACACTCCTCAAAAGCTGACAGACGCAACTTGTGTTGTGGGCGCTGACGGGTGGTATGACATGTTACACGGTGATTGGCGAACGAGCGACTACGTGCTCAACGACTGGTTTAGAATTTCTGACTTTTACATGTCAAATGTTGAGCCCGGCGAAAGGCACTTTGGTGTTGATATCAAACACATAATCAACGTCAGTCGCAAACACGCTCGAGAGTGCGCACAGCACATTTTAGGAAACATTCAAAAAGCTGTCGCAAAAGGTTACTCAAACGTAATTATATTGACACATGTGCCACCGTTTGCAAGTCTCCATTTGTTCGAAGGGCGCCACGCGACGAAAGATGCGTTACCTTACTACACGTCTAAAATAATGGGTGATACGTTAATAGCTGTTGCAGAAAAGTATCCGAACGTTAAATTGACATGCCTGTCAGGCCACACACATAGTTCATCACGAGAAGTAATTCGTAGCAATTTGACTTGCATCGTGGGTGGCGCCGAATATGGACGACCTAGGCATCAAATTATTGAATTATGGTAACGTGTATTCGTTGATTGTGCCCGCAATGTTTGATTGATAGTGAACGTCAATAGACAACAACGCAACGTTCGCTGCGGCAGTCCCACCAGATTTTGCACTGTTGTACGTGTCAGGCGCTGCAGAACCGCTACGCATTATTCGAAGAAACGCAATTGCTGAAACGTTGTTTGACGAAATAGGTGGAGATATTTGAGCAAATTCGTTCTTTTGTTGTATGTTCAACATGCTTGCACTAACAGGTAGTGACAAGCTTCCAGTTGTCCATGATGTCGGAAACACCACACCAATTGGCATCCACCCCCACTGATATCCAAAGTTCACTGACTGCGTGACATTTAAGGCAGGTGCAGCACATGGCATCCAATGGATGTGAGGATGCACTTTTGTGTTGACGTTCCAAGAGTGTGGAAATTGAAATTTATACGTTAAATTATCAGACTGTGCGTTTCTGAAGAACAATAAGTTAATTGAATTTGTGTAAGGTTCATTCGTCAATGCACCTGCACCTGAAGCCTGGTCTGCGACACCGATTAGATCAGTCCACGTGCCGCCACTTCCAGAACTGTAAAGATATGGCACGGACGCTGTGACTGCTTGTGAAATTATGCTCCCGCTCGATTGTTTGATTGTTGCGTCGATTGACGATGAAAGTATGGAAATGCGTTGCGTTATTGTCGTGTCGGTAGAACCGGAGACTTGTTTGATTGTCAAGTCTATTGACGATGACACAGAATTCAAGTTACTTTCATCAGTTGTTAGTCTGACGGCTAACGAACTTGATACTTGTTTTATCGTAAGATCAACAGAGCCTGACAGAGTTGTCTGATACGTGTGCATCACAAATGTTTAAATTTCGTTACATGAACATTGTTTATTATAGCGACGCATTGCCTGTGTTGAAAAACATTGACAACGAGAGCGTGACACTGTGCGTGGTTGATCCTCCATTTGCGACCGGAAAGACGCAACAGCTACAATCAGTGAAATCAATAAGATCGTCTGAAGGTAACAAGGGATTTGGAGGAAACACGTACACAAACAAAATCGTGTCTAAAGCGTCTTATGAAGATAAATTTGATGACTACGTGAAAGATTTTCTTGAGCCGCACTTGATAGAAGTTAAGCGAATTCTCACAAATAATGGAACGTTGTGTTTACACTTAGACTGGCGAGCTGAGCACGAAGCAAGAGTGTATTTAGACACGTTATTTGGAAAAGATTGTTTTGTGAACAGCTTGATCTGGAGTTTTAATTTCGGCGGGAGAGGAAAGCGATGTTTCCCACGAAAGCATAACACAATCTTAGTGTATTCAAAAACACCTGATGGTCACATTTTCAACTATGCGGACGTTGATCGTATCCCATATAAAGCTCCCTCATTGCAAAAGTCTAAAGAGCGCGCAGCGGCTGGACAAATTCCGACGGATGTTTGGGAACTTGGAATAGTGGGAACAAACGCTCATGAACGCGTGAATTATGTCTCACAAAAACCCGAAAAATTGGTGAAACGACTGATTACTGCGTTTTCAAACAAGGGCGACACTGTGCTTGACTTTTGTGCAGGGTCAGGGACGACAGGTGCAAGTGTGGTTGCGCTCGATCGTAAGTTCATTCTAATCGACAGGAACATAGAAGCAATTGAGACGATGAAGAAGAGATTTAACACGCTCGATGTGACGTATGCATGATACGACATTGTACAAATAGATTACTTTAATTACACAAAATGTCAGACAGCAAACAGATGACGTCATCAGTAACGTTTAATCAATTTGGCAAAGCGTTTCAAGAACGCGTGTTAACTTCTATGATCGTTGACAAACACTTTGCCGAGAATATTCTCGAAGTGTTTAACACGAATTACTTCGATCTCGCCTATCTTAGATTCCTGTCAGAGAAGTACCTGGGATACGCTAAAAAATATAAGACTTTCCCGTCGTTGCAAATACTACTCATGATAGTGCGTGATGAGCTCAAGACGGGCACTGACGTGGCATTACGTGAACAAGTCGTTGAGTACATAAAAAGAGTTCATGCAAACACTGACGCATGTGACTTGCCGTTTGTCAAAGAAAAGGCGCTTGAGTTTTGTAGGCGTCAGGCATTGAGAAGTGCATTTGAAAAGGCTCTTGACAACATTGAACAAGAAAAGTACGACGACATTGTAAAGGACATAAGGGAAGCTATAGGCGTGGGCCAAGTCCCGTCATTGGGATTAGAACTCTTAGAAGATTTTGACGCAAGGTTTACTGAAAAATCAAGGGACGTAATATCAACAGGATTAGACGCATTAGACAAAAAGTTCAATGGCGGGTTAGGACGGGGAGAATTAAGCGTGCTCGTTGCGCCTTCTGGTGCAGGCAAATCACATTTTTTGGTACAAATGGCTGCTAATGGTTTGCGACAAAAGAAAAATGTTGTGTATTACACGTTCGAACTCTATGAACCTCAAGTGTCTTGTCGCATTGATACAAACATATGCGACATAGATTATAATGATCTTTCGCCAATGCAAAGCACGCTTGAAGCAAAGCAAAAAGCGTTAGAAATGCAAAAAAATGTACAAAAAATGTACGGTGACATGGACATTGGGAGACTTTTTGTAAAGTTTTTTCCTACAAAAACTGCGACTGTTAACACGCTTCGAAATCATTTAGAACGATTGGAACTTAAAAAAGGATTTGTTCCCGATATGGTAATTCTTGATTATGCAGATATCATGAAACCATCACAAAAATACAATGAAAAACGTGATGAGTTACAATCATTGTACCAAGAACTTCGAGCTTTTGCGTATGAGAAAAACGTAGCTTTGCATTCTGCATGTCAAAGCAATCGTGGTGGTGCAAATAAAAACGTAGTTGACAGCGATGATATCGCTGACGCTTATAGCAAGGTCGCAGAGAGTGATATTGTTATGACGCTCTCGCGAAAATCAGTCGAAAAAGCTTCGGGTGCAGCAAGGTTATTTTTGACTAAAAGTCGTGTTGGAACTGATGGGTGGTTGTGGAACATGCACATGAACACTGCACGTTCTCAATTCAAAATAATAGGCGAAGCTCAAACTCTTGAAGAGACAACTAACGCTGACGAATTTGACACAAAGAAGCTTATGAAAGAGAAGTGGAATTCACTAAATTCTGAGCTCAAGAACTAACGACTGACTTGTATTTTTTGTATACAGAAGCTGGTGTCGCAGACTAATTACAGAAGCTTGGCTTATAGATTCCAAGAGAGAAACATGATATACACCTATGACGAAGCGTTTAAGGCAAGTTTTGAGTATTTTGGTGCTGACGCGCTCGCAGCAGACGTGTTTGTGAACAAATATGCGTTGAGAGACGTAGACGGAAATTTAGTCGAGAAGACACCTGCCGACATGCATCACAGGTTGGCAAAAGAGTTCGCTCGCATTGAGCAAAAGTACGCCAATCCGATGAGTGAAGACGAGATATTTGAACTCCTGTCGTCGTGGAAAGTCGTGCCACAAGGTAGCCCAATGGCAGCGATAGGTGACGAACACAGGCTTCAGTCGTTGTCAAACTGCTTCGTCGTTGACTTGCACGATAGCTACGGTGGGATTTTAAAGACTGATCAAGAGCTCGTTCAGATAATGAAGCGTCGCGGTGGTGTCGGCATTGATTTGTCGGCTCTTCGTCCACGTGGTACAAAGACAAAGAATGCAGCACGAACGACTGACGGCATCAAGGTGTTCATGGAGCGTTTCAGCAACACGACGAGGGAAGTTGCGCAAGGCGGCAGGCGTGGAGCTTTGATGCAGCTGATATCGTGCCACGCGTTAGAGGTCGACACTTTCATCGATGCAAAGCGTGACAAGACTAAGATTACAGGCGCAAACGTCTCGGTGAAGTACACTGACGAGTTCATGAACGCGCTTGAAAATAATGAAGAATATGAGCAACGATTTCCTGTCGACAAGGACGTTGAGCACGTAATCTCACGCAAAGTGAAGGCTTCTGAAGTTTGGAACAAGACGGTGTCTGCGGCTCATGCGTGTGCTGAACCAGGCGTGTTGTTTTGGGACACGGTAATAAAGAATTCTCCAGGCGACTGTTACGCTGACGTTGGGTTTAAAACCATCGCTGTGAACCCGTGCGCAGAACAGAGTTTGCCTGATGGCGATTCGTGTCGGTTGATGCTTGTGAACTTATCAAAATTTGTCACAAATAAGTTCACACCTGTCGCAAACTTTGATTATGAAGAATTTCATGACGTTGTCATAAAAGCTCAACGTCTAATGGATAATTTAGTAGATCTTGAAATTGAAGCGATTGACAAAATTATTCAAAAGGTAAACAATGATCCTGAACCTGAAAACGTAAAGAAAACTGAACTCGAATTGTGGCAACGAGTGAAAGACAAAGCAATTCGTGGTAGGCGAACAGGATTAGGTATCACTGCACTTGGTGATACGTTCGCGTTTTTAAACGTAATATATGGTAGTGAAAAAAGCATCGAAGTAACACGAGACATTTATCGAACGTTGGCACTCTCTGCATACACGTCATCAGTTCAACTTGCAAAGGAACGTGGTGCATTTCCAATATTTGATGCAAATAAAGAAGTTAATCACCCGTTTCTTGACAGAATACTGAACGAAGATATAGAACTAAAAAATCAGCACCAACAGTACGGGCGCAGAAACATCGCGATACTAACAACTTCACCCGCCGGTTCAGTTTCTGTTCTTACGCAGACGACTTCAGGCTGCGAACCTGTCGTGTTCTTGGTTTCAAAGCGCCGGCGCAAGGTGCCACGTGATGCAGAAAAGATTGACTTTATCGATAAGTCAGGTGATTGTTGGCAGGAGTATGAAGTCTTACACAGGGGTGTCAAGGACTGGATGTCAGCAACGGGAAACACCGACGTAAAGTTATCTCCCTACTTTGGCGCAACATGTGAAGAGATTGATTGGAAGTCGTCGATTGAAATTCAGGCCGCAGCTCAACGCTACGTTTGCAGCGCAATTTCAAAGACTGTGAACCTCCATCGAGACACACCCGTTGAAGTCGTTGACCAAATCCTAAGGACGGCGTGGAAAATGGGTCTCAAGGGCATCACAGTGTATCGAGATGGCTGTCGCGACGGTGTGATAGTTAACGCAGACAAGAAGAAAGAAGAAAAAACGTCTGCTCGCCCAAAGGAGCTTGAGTGTGAAATTCATCGAGCGAACGTGAAAGGCGAGGCGTACACTGTGTTCGTTGGACTGCTCAACGGGAAACCATATGAAATATTTGCAGGGTTGAGCCAAAGCATCGCGATGCCAAAAAAGATAAAGAAAGCCACCATTATAAGAAATGGCAAAAACTCTGACGGCGTGACAACGTATAACCTACGCATTCCAGTCGGCAATGACGACAACATCTTACTCAAAGACATCGTGAACATGTTCAACAATCCGCTCCACGGAGTTCTCACGCGTCTGTTGTCGCTGAGCTTACGCAAAGGCGTTGACGTGTACGAAATCGTCGAACAGATAAAGAAAGACAAGAACAGCGATATGACGTCGTTTGCGTCTGTTTTGGCAAGGGTGTTGAAGCAGTACATACCAAACGGAAAAGACGCAGGCACTTGTGAAAATTGCGGTGGCAAATTGGTATATGTTGATGGATGTGTTCACTGTGAAGGTTGTTTAAGCTCAAAATGTGGATAGTTATTGTGTAATTTTCATCAAACATGTGTTATCATAGTCACATGGAAAACACAATTCAACCACCATCTGCTTCTAAAATGTGTGATGTGCTTACAAAGGCACGATATTATAAGCTCACGGGTTTTTGGGAGGGAAGTTCGTATCGATACCACCCATGTGGCGTCATGCGAAGAAACATGCTATTTGTGAATGATTGGAACACCAATGATTATTGCAGGGTGTGGGTTCACACGATGAATCCTGTTAAATACATGAAGTGGGACACAAATCCTCAATATAATGGTGATCCTGTTCCAAAGCCTATTGAAGGTGAAAGAATTGAAGTTTACAGTTCAGGACGTTGGTGTGAAGAAGGCCCGTGGCAACAAGCGATTGTAGATATCGTTGTTGAACTTGAGGCAGAAATTGTCGTCGCACAGGAACTCGCGAGGCAACAAGCGAATGAAGTTGTTGTTGAAAATGAATGTAAGAAGCGTGAGTTGTTGGAAAAAGCCGCGGCAACTTTTGCGGTGACTTGATAATTATCAATCATGAAACTCACTAAACAACAGTTGCGAACGATCATTTTGGAAGAATTGTCTCCTGGCGAAAAGAGAACAGTTGACATGGAAGTTGCACAAGGCCCAAATATGGGATTAAATCCCGCTATCAGGAGAGCAATTGAGATATTAGCAAGTACGTATGTTCGTGTTAATGCGTGGCGTAGTGATGAATTGTTCGTGCAAACAGTTGCAGAACGTTTAATAGACGGCATTGAAGCACTAATTTCTGATCTTGAGGATGAGTTTGACGAATGAAAACAGTAATCGTCGGAATGATATCACGTGATAACGTTATTGAAGACGCCAAGAATTTCATGGCGTCGTGGCCGGGAAGCGTGTGGGCGACGTGGGACGACTGGTACACCGAGACTTACGTGTTTGCGATGTCACAGGATCCCAAGTCAATACCTGATGACGCTCATGTCGTCGTTGCGTGTGGTGAATTGGGCGCGGGTGCAAAGACGTGGCGAGAGTACTTAGGCATGATTGAGGGCGATGAAGTGTTGCTGAACGTCATGAGAAAGTACCCATCGATAAAAAATTATTTAGAGAGCGAACAAGTGTTTGACGTTGATGAGATTTGAAACATGAAACTTAGCAAACAACAGCTTCAACGCATCATTGTCGAGGAACTCAACAAGAACCTCAATGAAGATGCGCTTCGTGGAATTCCAAACTTTATGTTTCAGGAAGCAGCGCGTAAGTTCGTCGACGAAGTGAGACAGTGCGTCAAGAAGTTCGTGTTGACAGACAAGAGTTTCACTGAACAGGAACAACGCGACACGATTGCTGAGGCGAACGCTGCGATGCAGGATTTAGAGCAGTCGGTGAACGAGTTGCTTGATGCGAAGCTATGGAAATTTCTGCAACACGTGTAAAACGGGAGAATAATTAATTTTATGAAACTCACGCTTGAACAACTTCGCAAAGAAATTCGAAATGCACTGAATGAACGTTTTGATACACCTACAGGTAAACTTCGTCCTGCGCGTGGTGGCAAAAAACAATTCAACACTTCATTTGTTCCTGATGAAAATGAAGAATTGACGTCGTGGGAAGCGGAAAAACGTTATCCAGGAAGTGTTACAGCGTGGTGTGAAGTTGCAGGCGAAATTGCTCCTGAACTTTCAAATGATCCATTTGTGATTAAAAAGCGCTCAGCATTCTTCAGAGAAGGCGATAAGTTAGTCGTTGCGTTAGAATGTGATCCACGTGTTGAACTTGCGACGTATAATCCTGAAACGCAAGATTGGTACGAGAAGTAAATCAGGTGGTTTCATCTGGCGATACGCGTCTGACTGTGATCCCATCACTCACATGCCCTCTTGAAAAGAATTCTTGAACATCTTCACGTTTGTGTTTTAATTTCTTTAAACCATGAGAAAACGAGCGTTGCTCATCGTGTTTGAGGCGTCTGACATGCAAGGCAAGTCGTACCAGGCGAAGCGTCTCGTTGAGAAGTTGAATTCTGTTGACATAACTACGGCGTACGCCGAGCCAATCAGAAATTCAGACGCGTTCTTTTGGTTCACACGCTTTGCGTTGGACAATGGGCTCGCAAAGCGGTGCAAAAATCTGTTTCAAACGCTGCAATTTTTAAATCGCATTTTGTTTCATGTCAACGCATTGCGTGAGCTTCTTCAGACACACGACGTCGTTGTTCTCGACAGGTGGGCTCTAAGCGGGTTGATCTACGGCAACGCAGACGGTGCAAACAAGTTTTTAAGTAAGTTACTGTATAAGTGTCTAAAGAAACCTGACGTGACAATCGTGTTACACGGTGAGCCATACAGGAGCTCTCGACCGCTGAAAGACACATACGAGCTCGATGATGCGATGCAGAAGCGAGTGAACGATGGCTACGTTGAGTGGGCGTTGAAAGACGTAAGTGCGTGTTTGGTGAAGTCATCTGGAACAAAAGAACACGTGCACAAACGTGTCATGCATCTTTTGCGAGGCAGCGCCATTCATCTTGAACACGACAAACTTGTTAGATTATTGTAAAGATAACGCGAAAGGAAAAATCAAATGACTGATGTATCGAATTTCTGCAAGACAACGTTTTCAATTCAGATCAATCACCCGATCGTGAAGCAGTTAATTGACGCTGGACTTACGCCTGCGATCGTGTACGAGCCGTCATATGGTCCAGCAATCGTTGAGTTCGTCGTGACACAAGAAGAAAAAGTGAATTACATTCAACGTTGCGTCAGCGCGGGTGCACATCACAAGAACGTTGAACTTGATCAGGTTTCAACTCGAGTGAAAACAATTTGAAACAAAGTTTGAGCGAGTGAATATATTTTTAGCACAGGAGATTACATGGAAAAGTACAAGTTATCAGACAGTGTTCTTGCGCGTATTGTCAACATAATTCAAGAAAGTCTGTTACTCGCACGCGATTGTAGCGATGCGATGCGTCTCATTGAACTCACGCCTGATGAGTTTGACACGAACAAGCTCGTGTTGACGCCTGAATATGAACAGAATGTCAAGCGTGAGTACGATGAGTTATTGAAGCGTGCAGAAGAGCTGAAGTCACAAAAGATGGGTTCAAGCATCATCACGGAGTTGTGATGACTTTATTTCAGAAAATAAAGTCGTGTTTTAAACGTAAACATGTTGTTATTACTACAAAGCGTTCAAGTGTGTGTTGTCTTGAATCACAGTATGATAATATGTTAAACGAAATGTGGCAGCAACAAAAAGATTTTATGTTGCTACTACAAGAGAAGCGTGGACAGGTAAAGTTTCCTGTTGACATGGAAACAAAAGCTGGTCAGCGCGTTGTCAAGCAATATTTACACGAGTGTGCAGAAGAAATTTTCGAAGCAATAGCTGCACTTTCAGACGCAAAAGCGCATAGAAAAACAGTTGTTGGAAAATTAGATCGTGCACATCTTCTTGAAGAAATGTGCGATGCGCAGCACTATCTTTTGGAAAGTGTAATTTTTGCAGGCTTTACACCTGAAGAGTTTTATGATGCGTACATGAAAAAAGGGTTCATTAACTGTGCGCGTATAAATTCGGATTATTAAGTGTTAAAATGAACTTTCCAGATTTTGTTTTACACGTAAAGTAAATGAATATATACAAATGTTCGTTAGATATCTACCTTGATCTTGAAGTATTAGCGTGGGTACCAAAAACACTGATGACTATTACCCGTACTTTGTGGGAATGTTCGATCCGGCGACAATGTGTTACAACGAAGAATGGTCGAGAATTGTGTAATTGTTGACGATTTATGTTACTATGATTACATGGTGAATATTGGTTCTCGAGTTGTGACACATGATTTTGGCAAGGGTGAAGTCGTGGGTGCACGAAATGTGACAAGTAACATTTTCATGTACGTCGTTTTGTTAGACACGCCATTCATTGATAAAATTGGTGCCCAGCGCGCAGTCGTCGTGTCAGAGAAAGAGTTTGTGGCGCTCAATAACTTTGTGGTGAATTGAAATGAAGAAAAACATCGCTGTCACAGGGTGTGCAGGTTACATCGGAAGTCATGCAGCCAAGCGATTGTGTGACTTGGGACACAACGTCGTTGCGATCGACAACTTGTCTCGTGGTGACATTCATGCGGTCGATCCACGAGCAAAGTTTGAGAAATACGATTTACGACTTGATCGTGATTCGAACGACGTGTGGTTGTACAGAATTTTAGAGCAAAACAACGTCGACTGCGTGATGCACTTTGCTGCGTTGGCTCTTGTGAAAGAGAGCGTCGATTTTCCATTGAACTATTACGACAACAACGTTGGTGGAACGATGACGTTGTTGCGTGCAATGCAAGCGGCAGGTTGTTACAATCTGATTTTCAGCTCCACCTGCGCGACGTATGGGCAGCCACAAATTGTGCCAGTTGATGAACACACGCCTCAGCACCCTGAAAACCCGTACGGTACGTCGAAGCTAATGTGTGAACAGGTGATCAATGACTTTGTAAAGTCTAATCCACGATTTTCTGCAACGATGTTCAGATACTTCAACGTAGTGGGCGTTGGGAAGAATGGATTTCTTGGCGCGGCAGATCCAAACGAACGACGACTGTTTACGGCTTTGCTTGACGTCGCAACGGGAGCAAAAGAAAAATTTGTGATTAATGGCATCGACTATGACACGAAAGATGGAACATGTATAAGAGATTACGTTCACGTCGAAGACATCGTTGATGCTCACGTTGAAGCAATGAATTATATGCCACGATGTCAAGGACTTGCTAACGTCGTATATAATCTCGGCACAGGGCAAGGTTGTAGCATACTTGAGGCGATTGACATCGTTCAACGAGTTACTAACAAGACAATAACATTTGAAGTCGGGCCACGAAAACCAGGTGATCCTGCAACAGTATACGCAAACCCTCACAGTGCATATACTTTTCTTGGGTGGAAAGCAAAGCGAACTCTTGAAGACGCCGTGAGAAGCATGTGGGAGGCGATGAAATGACTACGATCGTGAACCTGTGCGGTGGCCCATCAATCGGCAAGTCTACGTGTGCAGCGTACCTTTACTACGTCTTCAAGAAAAACGGCAAAAGCGCTGAGCTTGTTCGTGAGTGTGTCAAAGACTGGCTTTATGACGGCAAAACCGTTGGAAAGTTTGATCAATTGTATTTCTTGGGCGAGGGAATTCGTCGAGAGAGCATGTTGTATGGCAAAGTCGACTACGTGATCACGGACTCACCGGTGCTGTTGAACTTAGCATACGCAAGAAAGTACTGCAGCGTTGAAGTTGCGAATTCAGTTGAGATGATGATCAATGCGTTTTACAAGCAGGCTCAGGACGAAGGACACGTTCACGTCAACGCAATACTGCGACGTGTGCACAAGTACGTGAGCGAAGACAGGTACGAAAGTGAAAGTCAAGCGCTCGAAATTGACAAAGACTTATTTTATAACAGAATATGCATGCGACAAGAACTTATAATAACGCCTGATGAAAATGGCATGAACGAACTGTACGAGTACGTGTGCAATCATGATTGAAACGCCATTAGACACCGCACGAATGTTGACTGGACGCAAGTTCGTTGAGGGAGAAAAGAACTTTTGTCTCCGTGTTGGGTCGCATGACATCGTGTGTGTTTCATGGCTCGAAGGATTTGTGATTAAGTACGTTGCTTCGTGTCAATTGACGGGATTTACGAAAGTTTGGATTTCATCATGCTAACACAGTCACAAATTGACAATATCAAGAACGAAATCATGCGTCGAACAGACATCACTGCGTGTTTGAACGAAGACGAAATTGCAACGTTTTTTGAGGTGTGTGAGCTGGCAAAAGAGAGTGTGGACAATGACGTAATCATTGACACGTTTAAACGCATATGTAGTACATCCGTCGCACCTTGCCCCTTGGAAGACCTCGCCCGCTTTAGACGAACAGCGTTCAATATTCTTGAGTTCTTACCAACATTTAGGCGTGCTGCACTAAAGCAATTGGACGATGACATTGCAGAGCAGGCCGATGAAGTGAAACAGACCGCCCGGGAATGGTCAGTTTGCGATGGGGACGGCCTTGGCTCAGCTGACTTGTGAAGAGTTTAGTTAAAGATTTTGGCTACGTGTTGCAGTCCAAGAAATTTGGGAAGACCTGTCGCTCAAATTGGGAAGCAAATTTTGCAAGAATTTTGAATTACGAGAATAAAACGTGGGAATACGAGCCAAGAACTTTTCGTTTGGCAAACAATCTAACGTACACTCCCGATTTTTATGTTAGTGAAGACAATGTGTGGTATGAGCTTAAGGGTAGAATGAATGACAGGTCAAGAAATCAAATTGAACTGATGCCAAAATTATTCCCGGAGATTAAAATAATCTTAATTGAGGGTAAACAATATGGTGAATTTAAGGTAAAATATAGGAAGTTGATCCCGACTTGGGAAGGTAAATGATGTCAGAAAAAACTCCTCAAAAGTATATTTCGCTTCACAACCATAGTAATTTTTCGTGCAATGACGCGCTTGGGTATCCTGATGATATTTTTTCCTTTTGCATTGAGAACGGAATAAGTGGACATGCTCTTACGGATCACGGGAACATGTCGGGTTACGCCCGCTCCCAGCTTCTTGTCGAAGGCTGGCACAAGTCAGGCAAAGAATTCCGCTACCTCCCTGGCATCGAGGCTTATTTCCACCCCGACTTAGAACAATGGAAGCTCGACAAGCTTCAACACGACGATGAAAAGGCAGGATTAAAAAAGAAATCCCGCACTCCCGTCGAGACTCAGCTCAACATCACTCGTTCCAGCTCCGATGACATCGTCGACATTGACACGTCTTCAGCAATTGTCATTGAGAACGAGGACGAAAGCAAGTCTACAAAGCACTTCAACCCGGTCAACCGACGTCACCACCTTGTTCTGTTGCCAAAGAACTCGCAGGGCCTGCAAGAGTTGTTTCACCTGACATCGAGAAGCTTTCTCGAGGGTTTGTATAGGTTTCCCCGCATCGACGTGAAGATGGTCAAGGAGACTTTGACGCGTGGCAACGTGTTGGCGAGCACGGCGTGCCTGCACCCTGACACGATGATTTGGACTGATCGTGGTAAGATCACGATCGAAGAAGTCGTCAAAATTTACAAGAACAACGAACGAATAGACGTCATGTCTTGGGACGAAGACAAGCATGAAATTGTTCACAGACGGGTGACATGGGGAGACAAGACGCGTTACAACACGCCCATCGTCGAAGTGTGCTTGATGAACGGAGCAAAAATAAAACTCACTGCAGATCACAGGTTGTTCACCAAACGTGGATGGGTCGAGGCAGGAAAACTTTGGCATGATGACAAAATTCTCTATCGACTTGAAACATACAAGAATTACTGCACTTGTCGCGTTCCTCATAATCACGCTCGACATTGTGCTCAATACGTTGAGTGGTTTCATCATCAAGGTGTAAAGGCATACAAAGACAACGACGCAGTTGAGTTCATTGAAATTGAAACGGTAAATCCTTGTGGCAATTCAGACGTCTATGACATTGAAGTCGTTGACACCCACAACTTCTTTGCTGATGACATCTTGGTACACAATTGTATCTCAGGTCTCCCGGGCTACAACATCTTCAAGCTCCTTGAACAGTACAAGTTCGACGAGCTCGATGTCAACTTGCTTCGTAACAAGCAGACCAAAGAAAACTGCGTCAATGCCGTTGGCAATGCATACGAGATGCTCGTTGACATGTTCGGTAAGGGAGACACGTACCTTGAGCTACAGTTCAACAAGCTCGCCGCGCAGGACATCATCAACTTGTCTTTGATCGAGTTTGCCAAGAGAAATGGGTTGACTAATAAACTCCTGGTCACCTGCGATGCGCACTACTACAACCCTGACGTCTGGCGTGAACGGGAGATCTACAAGAAGCTCGCGTACGTCAGCTTTGACATGTACTCTCCTGATCTCTTGCCGAAGTCGAGAGAGGAATTAAAGTGCGAGCTTTATCCTAAGAATCATTTACAAATCTGGGAGGAGTATAAAAAAGCAAAGCAGCGCTCTGATTTATACGACGATAGCATTGATGATCTCGTCTGCGATGCTGTAGAACGAGGCCACGATATAGCATTTGAAGAGATAGGTGACGTGCAGCCCGACAGGACGATAAAGCTTCCGAAGAAGCTTGTGCCAAAGGATAGGACGCCGATAGAACACCTGTCGTATTTATGCATCGAAGGGCTAAAGAAGCGCGGGCTAAAGGGAAAGCGGGAGTACGTAGAGAGGATCAAGGAGGAACTTGAAGTAATTGAGTTTCTGAACATGGCCGAGTACTTCATCACATACCAAAAAGTGATAGAACTCGCTCGTGAAGTCACCCTTGTAGGACCTGCGAGAGGATCAGGCGGGGGAAGTTTGGTTAATTACGTTTTGTACATCACCGAACTTGATCCAATTAGATGGAAGTTACCGTTTTCCAGATTCCTGAGTAAATATCGCCAAGGCATGGCGGATATTGACACCGATATCGGCGACCGCGACAAGGTTTTAGATGTATTGCGCAAAGAGTTTGGAAACACGAATGTAATTCCTATCAGTAATTATAACTTGCTCAAAGTTAAATCGCTGATCAAAGACTTGAGCAAGTTCTATGGCATTCCCTTTGAAGAGGCGAACAGGGCCACTGCATCCGTTGAACACGAAGTAAGAAAGGCAACCTTAAAAGAAGGTGATGACAAGAATTTGTTTGTGTTAACCTATGATGCTGCAATGGAATATAGCAAGTCGTTCAGGGATTTCATCGAGGCACATCCAGAAATTGGAGCTTCGATGAAGATCTTGTTCAAGCAAAACAAGAGCTTGTCAAGACACGCAGGTGGCGTGTTGATTGCGGACGACATTGCGAAGCAGATGCCACTCATAATGTCAGGAGGAGAACCGCAAAGTCCATGGACCGAAGGTATGAATGTTAAGGAGTTAGAAAAAATTGCACAGTGGATAAAAATGGATATCCTCGGGCTATCCACTTTGCGTCTAATAGAAAATAGCATTAGTTTAATTTTAGAAAACGAACTTGTAAATGTGTGTATTGATGGAATAAATTATAAATTAAATAAGAATGACAAAGTTAAGTTAACAAATGGTCAATACGTCTTTGTACGGGAATTAAAAATTAGTGACGACGTAGTGATACCAATAGAAAAAATGTGATTATGACAAAAGATGATAAAAATTTAAACTTCACAATATGTCCTATTGACACAACTACAAATAATGATAAAGTTTCAGCAGACTTATTCAAGATGACATCAAGTGGTTCGTTTTCACTTGGTGAAAGTGGTTCTTTGGAAGGTGTGTTTTTTAGGTTTGGTGATGAAACGTAAGTCAAAAGAAGAAAAGTTAAAACTTGTAAAAGAAGCAATTTTTGCAAAGTTTGGAAATACGGTTACGATAGTTGACAACACATTTTCAGGTCTAAAATCAAAATGTGATTTCATTGACATTGAATTTGGAAGATTTACACAACGACTTGATCATTTTTTTGAGGGTTTTTATCACAAAGAGCGAAAAGCAAAAGAAAAACGTGAAAGAGACATTTTAAAAATAAAACAGCTGTTACTTGAAAAGTATGGTGATCTAATAAAGCTCGTTGAAGAAACATATGTCAATCCCGGCACTGGTTGCGATTGGATTGATAAAGATTTTGGAAAGTTTTCTCATACGTCTACGGGTGTAGTTTACTGTGGACGCGTTCATCACCAACGTGCATTGTTACAGAAAAAAGAATTTTGCATGGAGAAGTATGGGTACGAACACGCTTCGTCGTCACCCGTAGTGAAAGCAAAAGCAGTTGAAACGTACATGAAAAATTATGGCGTTTCAAGTCCAAATAAGGTCGAAAGTATAAAAGAAAAAGCAAAAATTAGTAGAACCAAGACAAATCTCGAGCGTTATGGTTGTGAGTATGCAATTGGCTCAACGATAGTGCGAGAACACATCAAGGAAACTAACATTGAACGTTATGGCGTTGAAAATGTGTACGCTTCACCAGTAATTCAAGAAAAGATACGTCAAATAAATCTTGTTAGACACGGTTATGAACACAATTGGGCAGGTGATAGAAAAGACTGTGTGAATTCTTGGATTGAGAAATTTGGCGTTGATAACCTTTCAAAATTACCTGAAGTTCGTGCAAAAATTAGTGAAGAGTTGAAGCGTCCTGAAATTCAAGAAAAAATTCATCAAACAATGAAGAAAAATGGTTCATATGGTAAGTCTAAATCTGAAGATAGATTTTACGAATTTTTAGTTTCACTATTCAGTATTGACGACGTAGTACGTCAACAAAATGTTAACGGTTGGGCAATAGATTTTTATATAAAATCAATTGATACATACGTCCAATTTGATGGAACGTATTGGCATGGGTTGAACAGATCAATTGATGAAATTAAAGAGTTTAAAAAGCCAAGAGATAAGGTTATATTTGACACAATGCAACGTGACTTGCAACAAAACGAATGGTTTAAACTACAAGATTTAAATTTTATTCGTATTATTGATAACGAAACTTCTTTTGAACAGTTCTTGAATATAATATGTCAAAAATAACGTCAATCACAAAAGTTGAACCTTCGTTTTCTGATGTTCGTTCATGGTACGAACAAAACATGGGACTTGATACCATTGATTTGAACGATCAAGAAGTTTACAAGCATGTTTATGAGGACGGTCACTTCCCAATCATATTTCAGCTCACGTCGAAAGGAGCTCAAAATTTATTTAAAAAAGCAAAACCAAAATCAATAATGGATATTGCTGCATTAACGTCAATTTATCGCCCGGGACCCCTTTCAGCGAGGGTGCATGACCTCTGGGTCAAACATGAACATGAACCCTACGACTGGGGTCACCCGTTAATCAACGAAGTTCTAAAAGAAACTCGAGGTCTCTTAATTTTTCAGGAAGATGTGATGAATTTGGCACATTACGTCGGTGGATTTCCGATGGAGAAGTGTGACGAAGTTCGCCGAGCAATCATGAAGCGTTCGACGTCAGGTGGCGAAGAGGCAAAGAAAAAAGCTCTTGCGCTCGAAGACGATTTCATGAACGGTGCGATAAAGAATTCTGTTCCTGAAGAAATAGCTCGAAAAGCATATGCAAATATTCTATTTTTTGCGGGATATGGGTTTAATTGTCTGTCCGCCACTTCGTTTGTGAAAACAAAGGAACGTGGGACAGTATCAATTAAAGACGTCATCCCGGGTGAGCACGTTTTGTCTGAAAATGGTTATGTAAAGGTGCTCAATCAACTTGATCAAGGTGTGAACGAAGTATACGAGCTAAGAACAGAATCTGGCAAAACGCTTCGTTGTACCATTGATCACAAAATAATGACACCGTTTGGGTTAAAATCACTAAAAGAAATAATGTCGTGTAAATGTGAACATGTTGTTACAACGACCAAATTACTTGACGAAATCGTTAGCATTAAAAAATGTGCTCCTGAAATGACATATGATCTTACAGTAGATCATCCAGATCACACATTTTTTGCAAATGACATATCTGTTTCAAATTGTTCGCATGCCACCGCATATGCAATCGATAGCTTTTATTGCAGCTGGCTTTTCACTAAATATCCCGACGAATGGCTCGCCACGTACCTCGAGTCAGTCTCCTCGGACGAAGACAAGGCGTTGGCCGTCTCCCAAGTAAAAGAGCTCGGTTACAAGGTCATGTCCCTCGACGTCAACTACTCCTCATCAAAGTGGGTCTGTATCAAGGAGAAGAAGACTTTCGTTCCCTCGTTCCTCTCCTGCAAAGGCGTCGGCGCCGCAGCAGTAGCCGAGCTCATGTCGCTTCGTCCCTTTGACAGCCTCGAGCACATGCTCTACAACGCTGACGGCACGTGGCGCTTCAGCAAGTTCAACAAGCGTGGGTTTGAGGCCCTCGTGAAGCTTCGAGCCTTCGAGAGCCTTGACTGCGTGGGCGAGGACAAGCTTTTCAAGTCCTACAAGGGAATGCACGAAGTTCTCATGGACGGCAAGATACGCCACTGCAAGAAGAACGACCCACACATCGGCATGCGCACAATGTACGAGCTGGCTCGAACTGTGGGCCAGTGCGACGAGTGGTCGAAGAAGGAGTTGGCTTCTTTCATGCTTGAAATCACAGGCGCCATCGATACGGTGTCCTTGATAGACAAGGCAGTGTTTGAGCGCCTTGACGCCAAGGGAATAAAGCCAATCAACATGTGTCAAGAAGGCGCGAAGGACTTGTACTACTTTGTTTGTGTAAGGTCTCTCCTGAAGAAGACAAAGGCAGGCAAGAGCTACGTGTGTGCCGACACGCTCGGAATTGGCACCAAAAACGTGAAGATCAACGTTTGGGGTGCAAACCAAGACTTGGTGCCATTTGCGTTATACGTAGCTGAGTGTGAGAGGAATGACTTCGGAGTTTCAACGAGAATACACAAGTGCAAGGAAGTGACAGTATGAAAAAGTTGTTGACGTGGTTGTTGAGCTTTTTATGTTCGAGACTTTGACAAGAATAGTCATCCCATCGTGGGATGACATGAATTGTCTTTTTCGTAAAATAATTTGTACAACACCGAATGCGTTGATTAATATTAAAATTAAGATGTTTAAACGCGATTGGAAGCCATTGTTATATGGTTTGGAAGAGGTTGCGAGTTTGAAATTGTGCACCCGTATTGTACTGAGTGTGGGCGTTTTCTTGGCAACATTGCAGGCCCTGGAGACTTACGCGCCGCTCCATGTGAAGGGTGGTTTTGTGTAAAACATTGGTGAGTGTGGTATTATCATTCAATGATTGAAGAAGAAAAAGAAGAACCTGAAGAACTTGAACATGAGTGTCAGTGCTGCAAGTTACCTCTCAAAGAACCTTCGTCGCCAAAGTTTGGCGGTGCACTGTGCACGACGTGTTTTTGGATTTTAGATGGATACGACGAATGAACTTGAAGAAGTATTCGAAGCCTGATCAAAAATGGAAGAATAAAATGAAACTAACACCTTACAAAGCCACAGATGCATATGATTGCGCCGACGTTGAAATTGTAGAACGTTCAATTCGCAATCAGCTTCGCAAAGGCTGGGACTTTCGAGTTGCAGCATTAGTGCGCCGGCAGTGGGACATACAGGACGAAATAGACTTTGAAGAGAATGAAAATCATGGAAAATATTTTCATTTGATCGATTGTCTCAAAGAAAAACACGTTCGTGTAAAGCGCCGCGCAGCTCAAGCATTAGCGATTAAAAATCCATGGAAGGTGTAATCTTTTGAGAATTGTGATATATTGATTTCATGAACAACATCACGTTGACTACGCATCACTCGTTCGGCTACGTCATGATTGAGTTTCGACCAAAGACGCGAGACTTTGAGCTCGCAGTCAACTGGGACGGCGATGATTTCGACGACGACAAGCTTTCGTGGAGCGACAAGAACTTTGTTGTGCTCCCATCTGACGTCGAGAAGACAGTTCACGTGTTCGACAAGGACGGGTTTGAGAGCGACGTGTCACTGAACGACGATGAACTTGGCTGGTGTCAGACAATGATTGAAAGATAATTAATGTCTACCGAAGAGCTCAAGCGAAACATTCGCGTCTTGCGTTCAAGCAAGTTCCTCCCATCAACGGTGCGTGGGTGCCCGACTCGAACAGCGTGCCCTGCGAGCAGGAGTTTAAAACATACATTGAAAGCATTCACTCACCCGACGATGATACACCGATGCGACCGAAGTTTAGGATAGTAAAATGAAAACAATTCTAGCAATGCTCGTTTCTTTATCTTTGTTCAGCTGCATTTCATACGACGATCGTATGCAAATAAGTCAATACATGACGAAGTGCACCAACCTCACGTTTGTCTCAGGTTTCAAGGGCACGTACTCAAAAGCGTTTAGTGAACCCAAGTTTTGGGTCGTTTCAGGGTGTGAAAAGAAGTGGTGTTGTGAGCATAGTCTATGCGAGACTTATTGTAAAGAGTGCAAGTGATGACACATGTTGGATGGCGATTTGCTTTATGGCACCGATGCACGTGGCGAAAGCGCTTTGTTTGGTGTTTGCAGTGCGGGTGTCCAAATCCACGAGGAGCATATCTTATGATAGGTTACAGGCACGTTTATCCTGTGTGTGGGCATCACATGGGCGATGACTACGCAACGTTGCAAATTGCAATATTGGAACGCAAATAGAAAAAAGCTTGGATTCGAAAGTAGAAAAGAAAAACAAGAAAAGGTAAGTTTATGACGCTCACCATTCGACAGCAACTTTTAATAATTCTCGGACGTTCGCCAAAATCAATGACGTGCGCTCAGTTAGTTGCTGAACTCAACAAAATTTTTTCTACGCATCTGTCTTCTGCGACTGTTGCGAGCGCGTTGAAGAAGATGCACGACGAACAACTCGTTGCCCGCATTGATAACGCAGGCAAGCGCGGAGGTTATGCGTATAAGTTGTCGTTTGGAGGCATAGGATGGTACATAGGCCTCGTCGCAAAGCAAGCTTTCACAAACTTCTCTGAGGCGGTGCGTAGCATCGTCGAACAATGAAGCCCCCAACGTGGCTCGTTCACTTTCAATGGCCACACATGACGCAAGACGCGTGGTTGTTCGTCGCAATAGTCTTGGCATTATTGTCGATGTACGTGTTTTTGAACGTTCCTGACGAAAAGGAAGACAATTAAATGTCTTAAAAGGAATTTGATATCATTCATGAAGCACTTGGGTGGGCATTGAGATTTTCGTTCATTGAACCGAACGACTACGACGTTGCAATGCGTGTTCTTCTCGAAGAACATCCAGAGTTTAAGTTATTGTAGTGTGTACAATTGTCGTTGGTTAGAATAGAATATTGTCACATGCCTCTTGTATATAAACATACAAATTCAACTAACGGAAAAGCGTACATTGGATGGACTAATTCATCTATTAGTGAATGCTGGCGAGGACATATTAAATCAGCAAAGCGAGGATCAAAATACGCTTTTCATAGAGCAATACAAAAATACGGTATTGATGCATGGATACATGAAATATTGGGTGAATTTGCTTCTTGCGAAGAAGCAAAAAGTGCAGAAATTCGTCTAATTTCTGAGCACCAAACGTTCATATATGATTATCCTGACAAAGGATACAATATGACACGTGGAGGTGAAGGAATGTGCGGGTGCGAAATGACGTTTGAAACAAAATTAAAAATGTCGTCGTGGCACAGAATTGTTTCCACTGAAACTCATTCAAATTTAAGTAAAGCAGGAATGGGTCGTAAGTGGTCAGAAGAAGATCGTATAAAACACAAAAATGCTCAAGAACGAACAAATCGTCGAGGAAATCCTCAACAAGTTGTTCTTTTATGCGGTGGACCCGATAGATGTGGAAAAACAACAATTCTTAGAGAAATTGAACGTATAACAGGAATAAATTATTTTAAAGTTTCAAACGAACATGAAAATTTCTTGTTATCTCAAGATAGATTTATTAATGAAATACGATATGCAGAACCACGTTTTGTGGATGTATTATATCAATTGTGTACAAGTGTATTAGTTGATCGTGCATATATGTGTGAATGGGTTTATGCACAATATTTTAAGCGTGAAACAGATTTGAGGATGTTACGTAAGTTAGATTATGATTACACCAAAATTGGTGCAAAAATTTTGATATGCACCAGAAAATCATTTGTTGGAATATGTGATGATTTAGACCCAACAATAAATGAAAAAGCGTTAACATATATTTCAGAACTTTATCATTGTTTTAAAAACTGGTCACATGGTAACGTTCATATACTTTATGTTGATGACGAAGATTTAGATCGTCAAGTAAAAGAGGTGCTTGAATTTATTGAATGGCCTGAAGTAATGCACAAAAAAATAGCGGCTGTACATATGGTGAAATAATGAATGCTTATGACTGTTCATTTAAAGAAATTACCAAAATTTTAAAAAATGCATCTAATGCGGGTATATTTGTCACAAATAAACGTTTACCACGTGGTAAGTTATTAAAACTTGATGACGAAAAAGTAGCTAAGTTTCGAAAAACAATGTCAGTCGATAATATCGCAAAAATGCTGAATTGTTCAAGTAGTTCGATCAATAAATTACTTAAACGTTATCGTGAAAGTGTCCAGAAAAGAAAATAATATGTTACGTGTGTTCACTGACGAAATGGTCGTGAAGTGTAGCGATGAAGAGCATTTGAATGGACGATATGAGACAATCCTTGAAGACAAGCAACACGAGATCGTGAAGACGATCATGGAGTTCGTGAAATGTTAGAATTATGTCACCATGAACATGATATGCAATATGCGTCTTACGCGTACAAAGACGACCCACAGTGGTACCATCCAATTGATGGAACACTGAAAGATTTTCCACAGTTCACGCATGAACAAATTCGTCGTGATAAGTGGAATTACACAAAATTATGTTTGTTGGAATTGAATATTTGCACTGAAATTTTACTTGATAAATATTGTCCATTGAAAATGGCGATTTGGTACATGACACAAATAACTGCTGAACATGAATTTGGCACGTAATTCTCAACAAATTTACAATCTAATTGTACAGTGTTCAATCGACGCTGGCGAGAACGATGATGCGTATTGGTCGATGAGCACGCCTTTGTGGGACGTCATATGGGACGATATGAACATAGACTTACATAAGTTTCCGCATAGACGCAGAGGATACGTGAATTACAGCGTTCGAAAACGTGGAATGCTTAACAAAAATTTGGTCAGTGATTAAAATAGGAAGCATATGCGAGTACTTTTCCAAACGCAATTAAGCAATTTTATTAATGGTAAAGCAGGGTTAGGACAAGACAGCGGCTGGCAGATGTGTGTCGGACGAATTCGAGAGATGTTGAAATTGTCTCCCAATCTCCTGATTGACATCACAGGGCCACTTCGTGAACAACTCGTTGAACAACCGGAACAAATAAATCCTGACTTATTTCAAGGTGGAGGGATGGTCCTTTACAAGGCACATCGTGTCATTCCAAACGCACTTGCAACGCGTTACGATTTCAACATAGACGAAATGGACGAAGCACTTAGCTTAACACGCATGAAGCCGTACACAAACATGCGCTATGATATCGTTTATGTTAACGATCCACTATTATTGAGGCACTATAAGGCATTATTCTTTTTACGCGCTGGTTATACGCCAAAATTTGTTGTCCATGCACATTTTATTGATTGTCCAACAAATCCAAAATTTCCTGAAGAAGCGTCAATTTGGTTGGGACAACTTGAGGCGGCGCAAAAAGCTGATTATAATTTCTGGCAGTGTCAAACGGCGCTTGATCAGTTTGAAGATGATGCAAGAGAAGTTTTACAGGATAAAGTCGTTGACGAAATCATGAAGAAGAGCTCACCCTATGACGATGGATATTCGATTGCAGAAATTACGTCCGAAATAAATTATGACAACGTACGTTTCGATATGTGTGAGTTTGAACAAAAGACGAAGGGAAAGAAAATTCTGTTTTTTCCTAATCGTATCAGTACCGGAAGTAATGATTTTACTCGAGGTATGAAATTTATGTTTGAAATTCTTCCGAAACTTTACAAACATCGACAAGATTTTGTTGTTATCGCAGGAAATCCTAATCAGAAATTTTCAAATAAACAACTTGAAGAAAAGTGTGGCGCACATGGCTATATTAGTATTGGCGGCAATGCGTTTAATAGAAACGAATATAAATTTGTTGCAAAAAATTCACACGTTGTAATAGGCGCGTACGATGTTGATACGTATGGAGGAACTGCATCAAGAGAGTGTATAACGCTTGGTATGATGCCCATATGGGCAAATTGTAACGAATACGCAGCAATAGCGAAAGAAGCGGGTTATCCATTCTTGTATAATCCAGATTTTTCAAACTTTATTGATACACTCGATAAACTATTGAATACGTTTCAAGTATCAAAACAACAACATTTAAACAATTTGCAACGTGTTATTAGAGAACGATGTTCATACGAAGCTACGACGCAAAAAGCAATGGAAATTATGGGATTGTGAAATATACGCTTGACGACATAAAAGAGTTCATTAAATCTCTTCACGGAAATACAATTACTCTTATTGACGAAACATATGTTTCAATAGCGAGACGTTGCACGTGCGTTGATAGCAAACGCGGTACGTTTAAAACAACACCACTTCGATTACTATTAGGATGTAATCGTTCAAATTTTAAAACACAAAAAACATTTACTTATGAACAAATTGATCGTGTACTTAAATTTGTTCATGGTGATGAATTAACACTCATTGAACAACGTTCATACAAATATATGGAAAGTGCACGTTTCTTAGACAAAGATTTTGGTGAACGAAACAAAAAGTAATCAACAATATGGGCAATTGATTTTTACGTGAATACAATTGATACATACATTCAATATGACGGCCCATATTGGCATGGTCTTGATAGACCAATAGAAGAAATTGCAAAACATCGTACGCCACGTGATGGTCAAATACATCACAAAATGTTGATTGACATAAAACAAAATGAATACTTTCATGAACACAATATGAAACTTATTCGTATATCTTTGTCAAAAGACGTTAAACTCATGAAACCTCTTAAAACACACCTTTCGACTTCGTGCACAAACGTTGGAAATTGGGTTAATCCTGAGGAGCTCAAACAACGCATTGTCACTGACATTCGAAAGTTGACTTGCGGACAATGCAAAGGCAGTTTGTTGAATAGGCTACGTGACAAAGAATGGAAAGACTTAACTGATGAAGAAGTGAAAGTTTTGTGTAACTACTTGTGACGTGTGATATTGTAATTACAAAGGAAAATCACCTGTGCCCACTTATCCCTACGTTTGTACTTCATGCAACAAAGAATTTGAAGTTGAGCAACGCATCACAGCCGAACCCTTGACGACGTGTGAAGCGTGCGGTCAGCCTGCGTTGAAGCGACAAATTGCTGGAACGTCATTCGTGCTAAAGGGACAGCATTGGTACAAGGATGGGTATAGTTCAAATGTAAAGTGTGAAGGCAATTGCAAGGGATGTGAAAAGTGAAGGAAGTGTCTGATGTCATCGACAATGACTTGTACGAAAAGCTACAAGCATATGCCATGACAACCGGCCAAAAGGGTGGCGTTGTGCGTGAAGCAATAATTTGTTACCTTGCACAAATGGGCGTGATAGAAGTGCGCAGTGACAGGTTTGATTACAATCGTAAGTAGGAGTTCACATGAAGAATTACATTTTTGACGCGTTGTTTTTGGTCTCCGGTATCGTTGCGGGATACTCGTGGATCGTGTTTCAGATGATTGGATAACGTAATGAACAACGAACTGATTGAAAAGAAAATAACTCAACTTGAGCAGAAAAGATGTGACATTAATTCGTTAATTGAAGCACTTCATTCACAAGTTCTCATAAGATGTTGTTCACCGTGGTACAAAAACAAAGGCTGCAACACGTTGCACAAGGTGTCAGACCTAACGTACATTCAGACACACTTCTACGTTGCGCCCTATTCAGTTCAGGTGGGTGATTATTGGAAAGAGGACGAAGGACAATTCGTGTGTCCAACGTGTGGTTACTTGAACAGATTGTGTGGTAAGAAGGAAAACAGTGATGCATATTACGTCAACAAGCGTGAGTACATAACATCAATGAAGTGTTATTTTAAAAAAGTGAAGGACGTATATGATGACCGTTGATTACGTTATTGTGACAACTTCAAGCGACGCATTCAAGTGTGCATGCAAGCTGTCGCGCAAAAAGTTACTCAACGTCGACCTCGTGCTCACAACCACCGTGGGTGGCTGGTGTGACACTGATAAGTTATATGAACTGAAGAAGTTTGACTTTGTTGCAAATGTTGAGATAGACGATGGGAAGCAAAAAGTCGTGTTGGCACTGCCACCACGCGAGAAGAAGTCACGTAAGCGAAAGAGCGAGACAAAAAATGAACCTTGAGAGTATTTTACGTGACGTCAATGACGATGAACTCATTGAAGAGTTAGAACGTCGTAAACGTGTTAAAAGCGAGAAGCCAAATGTACAATTATGTATCGACTGGCATGAACTCGTTGAACTTGCGAAGAAAAATGTTGATCACGTTTGTGAATACGGGTATGAAATCAAGGACATTCAACACTGGGCATATGAGTGCATGATGACGACGGTTTTTGGCGACGACGTGTTTAAGTGGGTCAATGACAATACGTGACGCAACGAGTTGAATACAATATTACCATGCAACATCACACAGTAGCAGACGTACGTAAAGAGTTCGTTAATTTATACAAAGCGAAGAAGTTCACAGGTTATTGCAGGGAAGCGTCAATGACTTCGTTGATGGGTGGTGACACAGTCGAGATCATCAATGCGACGTTTGTTGTTGACGAGAACACGATCTTTGGAGAATTAAATCACGAGTACATCGAGAGAGAGCTTGCGTGGTACAAGTCAATGTCACTGAACGTGAACGACATTCCGGGTGGTGCACCCGCAGTGTGGAAAGCAGTTGCTGACAAGGATGGGTTCATCAATTCAAATTATGGCCACATTGTCAAATCAGAAGCAAACGGTCGCCAATTCGAACACGCAGTTGAAGAGCTAAAGAAAAATCCCGAAAGCAGGAGAGCAATCATCATCTATACGCGTCCCACGATGTGGAGCGAGTATAATTTGAATGGACGTCAAGATTTTGTTTGTACGAATTGTGTGCAATATCTAATGCGTGACGGAAAATTGAATGCGATAGTCACGATGCGTTCCTCGGACGCGATACTGGGACTCCGCAACGATTGTGCATGGCAGCAGACAATTTTGAAAGAATTTGTACAAGAAATTGGTTATCCCGTTGGTGATCTTTATTGGAACGCAGGCAGTCTCCACATCTATTCCAGGCACTTCTATCTCATAGATCACTATGCAAAAACTGGTGAAATTAGCATCACGAAGCGTCGTTATGAAGAATTGTATGGAAAGTGAATGTCATGGAAAACAAGCCTTACGAAATTGTCATGTTTGAGAGTAAAATTAAAACTGCTACATCGTGGTATCAAATACAGGATGCGGTGAACGAAGTGTACGACAAGGTGATCGACGGTGTGATTTCATGTGATTGGATCTCACACGCGCTTGAGTTTGCAAAGCAAAAGAGGATTGAAAGATGATTGACATTCGAAAAAATCGATTGAATGAAATTGTGATTGAAGTTTCGAAATATTCTCCGTTTGATAATTGGCTCAGCGATCAAGACTATTTTACTGAAGGCACGGGTTGTTGGCGGCCGTTCAATCACGAAAAGGAAAACACGAACGTTTATTGTGTTTCAAGAGAACTGTTCAAAGAATTTGTCTACTGGGCATTTCAAGGCGAACAGTGCTGCGAACGTGACTATGATCATGATGGAAATTGTGACAGACACCGCGAACAAATATCGCTTACAATGGGATATTGTCCGGAATGTACATCAAAAAATGTTACATACACGTTAAACGGTATGATGAAATGTAACACATGTGCAAAGAAGTGGTATCCTCGTCATTATGACGACAAAGTGTGTGTTGGAAATAGAATTGACACCACTCAAGTAAAAACAGATCTTAAGTGGGACGAAAAAGACGACGCAAAACTTAACACATTGCTTTCGTCATGGGGAAATAAATCAATTGATGCAAAAGCGCTTCATGATCAACTTTCTAAATTGTGTGAAATTGACATACGTGATTCTGAAAATCAAAGACAAAAAGTCTACAAAATTCGCAACAAGAAAACCGGACTGTTTCGATTACCGTCTCTTGGGTCGAATGTGTTCACAAAAGTTGGTAAAACGTGGTCAACGCGTGGTCACGTGAGCGCTCACATGGTAGCGTACAACGACCATTACAGTAAAGACTACGACTGCGAAGTCGTTGAGTACGAGCTCGTTGAAGTCTCACGCACGTCTGTGAAAGAATGGAAGACAAAGAAATGATTGAAGCTACGTGTGTTGTGTCAGCGTGCCTCATTGAGACGTGCCTCGCGTCGTCAATTGTTTTAGCAGTGACAACCCAGGTGATGTGTCTTCACGAGCTAACGTTCGAGAACAATACATGCAACAGCTACGATGGGTGACAAAGTGAGTAACAAATGGGACAATCGGTTTCTTGAGCTCGCCAAACTGATATCATCATGGTCAAAGGACACGTCCACGAAGGTGGGCGCAGTCATAGTCGATGACGTGCGCAACGTCAGGGCGACAGGCTACAACGGAATACCAAGAAATTTGTCAGATGACGTTGAAGAACGCTCAGAGCGCCCAACAAAATATTTCTGGGTTGAGCACGCTGAGCGAAATGCAGTATACGCTGCGGCGCGTCGTGGTGAAAGTCTTGAGGGATGCACGTTGTACTGTAATCACTCGCCCTGTGCCGACTGCGCACGGGCGATCATACAATCGGGAATAAAGACTGTCGTGTTTCCTGACGGCACAGATGCTCCTACGGGCGGTATGGGTGAAACTTTCATGGTTGCATTGAACATGCTGAGAGAAGCGGGAATTGAAGTGAGAACACACATAATTCCACCGACATTAGAAGAAATTCAGAAAATTAGTTTAGGCCTAATTAGAACGTTTGACGGTAAAGTTTGGACAGGCGAATAATTAATATAACATGTCGACGATTAAGACATCACAATTACGACGTATCATCAATGAAGAACTTGACGCATATTCATCTGGGTGGCGCAGAAAACAAGATATTTTTAATGATCTTGAAAGTTTATCACAAATGATAGACAAAATGAAAACAACCAATGATTACGTTGAGATCCTTTCAACGCTCAAATACGCTCAATCGTCTTTTATTCCTGAAATGATCTCACAAGTTGAGAAGATTGTTAGTAGATAACATGCGTAAGCTCACTGAAACAGACATCATCGACGTAATGCGAGAAGAATGGACGTCTCGCGTCAAGACGCTGTGCGAAAAGGCAAACATTACGTTCTCCGGTGTTGTTGGTGACAAAGACACGATATTGGTTGCACCTGAGCTAAAGGTCCAACATCGTAAATCCGGATTAAAATACACAGTTGACAGTGTTTCACCTCAAGATGTCGTACTTCGAACGTCAGAAGGTAAATTATTTATCGTTGATGCTACAACGTTCGAGAATGAATACGTCCTTGAATGACAAGTAATAACACATATATTATAATTTTAATGTGTTTATATCTACGTATTTCTTACCACACAAACGTCCATCTCATTCTCATTTAATGATTGAATATGTTTTGTTAAAATGTGATACGTGTAGTATAGAATTTTCACGTAAAAACAAACACAGAGGTGGATTAACAATTGAAAGTGAATGTCATTATTGTTCGCTTGAATGTATGAAAATATCACTTGGACATGGAAAAATTAGAGAAAAATCTAAAGAAACATGTATTATTCACTATGGCGTTGAGAATCCATGGCAAGCGCAAGAAGTAAGACAAACAATTAAACAAAATTGTTTTGATAAAAACGGTGTTGAATTTTATTCTCAAACACAAGAATGTAAAGAAAAAGTAAAACAAACGTGTCTTGTACGTTTTGGCGTTGAACATCATCAACAAGCTAAAAGTGTGAAAGAAAAAATAAAACAAACGTGTATTGAAAAATATGGTGTTGAGTGTAATGTCGCACGCCCAGAAGTGCTTGCAAAAGCAGTCGCAGGTACTATGAAAATGTGGAAAAATATTAAAGACAATGGAATAATGTTAAGAATTCATTTTGACGCAACAAAAACGTGCAAGACAACGACATGAAACAATGAAGAAAAATGGTACATACGCAAAATCAAAAATAGAAGACGATTTTTACGTATTTTTATGCAAAAAATTTATCAATGTTGAACGTCAAATTTCAATCAAAGGATGGCCAATAGACTTTTACATCAAAGATATTAATACATATGTTCAGTTTGATGGTGTCTATTGGCACGGTCTAAATCGCTCGTTAGATGTAATTGCTGAATATAAACATCCGCGTGACGTTCAGATACACAAAAAATATCTCACAGATCGTGAACAAGACAAATATTTTAATGAAAATGAATTAAAATTAATACGCGTCACAGATGCGCAATTTAAACGTAAAGATTTACCGATTGAACTAACGTAATCACAAATACTTATAGGTTGAACATGAAAAAATCAATTGAAGAACTCATTGGCTCGCTCGACATTAAGTCAATCGTCAAGACGAGCGTGAAGGGCGCAAAGTCAGACCTGCTTGGTGAGGCTTACGTTGCTGAGCCAAAGCAATACAAGCAAGTTTCAGAGCTCACATCTGAACGCACGAAGAAGCTGCACACCGAGCTGTACAAGCAATACGTTGAAACTTTTAACAGGGTGAGCGCTGAGCTCGACGGCGTGAACAAAGATGAAACGAACTCAAGGCACAGCACGTTTCGATTGCTGAAGCTCGATGAGACTTACAACTTGAACGCAGTTCAACTACATGAATTATACTTTGCTAATGCGTTCGATCCTCATTCGGAGTGCTACGTCGACAGTCTCCCTTACATGAAGTTGTCGAGCACATTCGGAACGTTTGACGATTGGCAGACAGACTTCATTGCCTGCGCGTTGTCTGCCGGCAATGGATGGGCAGTTTGTGGATATAACTTTTTCCTAAAGTCGTACATTAACACAATAATCAGTAACATGTCACAGGACGTCATGGTGGGCTTCATGCCGCTGATAGTCTTGGACATGTACGAGCACGCAAACATAATCGACTACTCGACCGACAAAAAGTCTGCAGCGATTGCGTTCATGCGCAGCATAAATTGGAATGTGATCGAAGAAAGATTTAATAAATCAGAAAAAATCGCAAGGTTGCTATGAAAATTACACTACGAGAGCTTCGACAATTGATCAATGAAGAGGGCAATGTCATTAAAGACAAGCGAGTTCTTGGCGCGTCGTTAGATAATCAGTTGGATCGTTATTTTTCTGAATATGAACAAGAGGCTCACAAGGCGAAGAACGAAACGCACGATTGGTTTGGTTATTGTCGCCAGCTCCTTGAAGGCGACATGCCTACACAATCAAAGCAGGACGAGACGCTCGACGAGTTTGACGTTGAAAACTTTGCGAACAGCATCGCAAACATGATCGAGAATTACGAGAACTTGCTTGAGTTTCATGACACGATAGTCAACAGAGCAAAGAATTTCTTGACGAAGTCATACAACAAGTCAATCGTGACCTCGTTCGAGGACGCGCTGAGAGAGCAACATGGATTGGTCGTAGGCAAGTCTCAAGAGGACGTCGAGGACAGTGAGTACGCTTCTCCCAATTCTGGCATCGGCGGCGGCCCAGAATTGACGTCAGCGGCTGGGTGATGCGATGGACTTATTACGTCAACTCATACGTGAAAAAATTCGACAGGAGACAAGCAAGAAGTTCAAATGGAATGAATTTTTGAGCATTGAAGACAATGACATAGTCATTCTTCGAAGATATGCACAAGAACGGCTAAAATGTCTTGGTAACTCATCGCGAGCAGCGTATTTGTTGACGTCACACTCAGTTTTAAAAATTGCTACATGTTTACGTGGTCTTAAACAAAATGCGTTTGAGGTTCGTAACTATGAACGTTTGAAAAACTTACCGGTGACAAAAATTTTAAAACACGAAGAAGGCAGCGAACCGTCATGGTTGGTTTGTGAGCTCGTGAATCCAATTGAAACTGACGAACAATTTAAAAAATTAACAGGACGATATGTGTCAGATTTAGTATACGATGCGTCTGATGGAATCGACCTAGACAATACGTTTATTAAAATTGCGAAAGAATGTATTGATGGAGGATTATATCTTGATGAACTAGCAATTCCACAACAGTGGGGAACAAATGCAGATGGTGAACTTCGTTTGTTAGACTATGGCTACGCGCAAGGTGTACAGTACGGACTTTCGTAAATTATAATTTTATCGTGGCAATTGAAACGCTAAACACAAATCCATTCATGACGCACCGCACCGTGCACCTGGTGTTGCACAAGGACGTGTTGCAGAAGTGCAGAGAAAAATTATTGCCGCTCGACATTAGCATGCAGGCAACTCTCGTTGAGTTTTGTAGGGCGTACTCTGACAATGAGGTACAGGCAGAAAAAATTGTCAACGACTTGGCTTTTGCAACTGCGAAAGAAAACCTCGAAAAAGCAAAGCAAGAAGCAATAAATGCAGAAAACGTAAAGCCACGAAGGACTGACAAAAAGTGGCCTTACTTCTATCAACACACCATTTCAGACGAAGAAAAAGCCAGGCGACAGGAGAAAAAAGACGCACACACCTTGACGCACTTCGTCGTGCCAAAGGAAATACTACAGCGTTGCCGAGTGAAGTTGTTGCTTAGCGACCTGCCCTTGCAGGCGATACTAAGTGAATTTTGTCGCCTCTACATTGTTAATAACAGCGTTGCATGTGGTATAGTGGATAAATTATCAAAGCGCCTCGCAAAGCACGACGTGGAGCACTTGAAGAAAAAAGCTCTTAGAAAAGATCAGCTCGAGAGAGCGCGCTTGGACAACATGTCAACGATAGACGACGACGTCCTGTACCGCATGATTGACGAAAAGGAAGAAGATGAAGTTCATTGATAAATTGCTTGAGAAGAGTGAAGTTGTCGCGGCACTGCGCGCAGAAAATGAGCTGTTGAGGCAGTCTCTCGAAGCGGTGTTGCTCGTCAACAATAACGTCATTGCGGGCGTGCAAAGCGACGTGAATTCGTTGAAGGACATAGACGAGCAGCTAAACAGGTCAGTGGCATTCAGGACGACGTTGAAGAATGTTGGAGACATAATCGTAAAGCTGCTCGACTACGCAAAGGCAATAAACATGAACTACCAATCGGTGTTGAACCTCAAGGGAAGCATTGAGACGCTCGACAAGATCGTGGCAGACGCATTGCGAGAAGGCATTTCTGAAACAGACGTTGCCATTACACAACAAAGCTCCAAAAAGACAAAGAACGAATTGAATTAATTCTCCACGAAACTATTTATACACATGAAAAGCGTTGTCATCAGCAAACAAGCGCTATCAGAGCTCGTCAAGGAAGCTCTCGATAACCACGACTATGGCGTGTCACACTCTACAGCGGTGAACGTCAACCCAAATGCAGATCCGTCTGCAATTGAAACAGATCCCTTCAACAAGGACGTTGAACCTCGCAATGGCGAAGAGCTCAAGAAGAGCCTCGTGCTGATGGCGAACGACATCGGCGAAGTGCCTGACGAAAAGGTGAACAAAGCTTACAACGACATAAAGGACGCGATAGACACGGCGACGAGCACGAATGACAAGGTTGAAGAAGCACGAAAGTTGACTGAAGGCAAGGGTAGCTTTGGGTCAAGGATAGTGAAGCTCGTCAGAGAGGGAGACTTGCCAGGCGTTGATGACGTTAGCAAAAACAAAGAAGGCAACGTCGTCCTGCGTCGGGGATTTTTTTACAAGCAAGGAATGCGCGCCGATGATTTTGCAAATAAAATCGCAAAAGAACTAACTGCGCTTGGAATTAATTTTCAGGTCGTCAACAAGGGCGAAGTCAACAAACCTTTTGTGGGCGGCGGTGGGACGAGAAAAAATTCACACTGGTGGGTTGAAATTAAAGAAGACGTGCCCGCAGAAGTCACAATTACAAACGAGCCCGTGTGGCCAGGAAGCAACATGAAAACAGAAGAAGCAATTCGCAATGAAATTCGCAAGGTTCTAATCGAGACGTCAGAGGATCCCGCAGTCGAGGCGTGGAAGAAGAACCTTGACGCACACGATGCAATGTGGCCAAAGAAAAAAGAAGAGGAACCTGAGGCTGAAGAAACGACGGGCGAAAAGGAAGAAGTAGCTCAAGAGACGCAGGCAGAAAAGCAAGAAAGTCTGCAATCGAAGAAACCGGAAGCTACTGTTGGCACGGGAGAAGTAAAAGAAGCGACCGAAGAAGATGATGAAGACGAGGACGATGAAGAGAAGAGATTTAAGTCGAATAAAGAAGGCGCGTCGTTCAAAGACATAGCAAAAGACTTGGGATTTAGCGTTGCAGGCGCGAAAGCGAGCGTAGATCGTGCGCTGGCGAAAGCAAGTTACGTCGCGTCGATGGATCCTGACGATTTGCGTCTAATTACGTTATATGCAATCCGCGAATATATAGATATTTTGTCGTCATCGGGAGAACTGAGCCCAGAAGATATTCAATTTTTATTAAATAATCCAAATGAGATCGAACTTTTGGACGGTTTCCGCGAGTACCTCGGAAAAGCAATCAAACGCGAGATGGCATTGGATCGCGTTAACGTAGAAGACGAACAAGAAGATTAATTCTTTGTACGTACAACAAAACTTTGTTTAGTATTTCACCAAAGGAAATATTAAATGGAGAAGTGTTTTATTCTCACAAAGAAATTCTGTGTATATGTTGATTTCATCGAAAAAGACGGTGAATTCATTCCTGGATATGTCGGTAAAGGCAATGAAAATCGCGTAAACGAAAAAGGTCGTAATCGACAACATCAATGTTATACAAAAAAGTATGAATGGAAACGTGTTATCGGATTTGAGACTGACGATGAGAATGAAGCTTTTGAAGTTGAAAAACTTCTAATAAGAGAACTTCACACGTATAGGTCAATATATAGATGGTACGTTTGATTTTCAAAAAACATTATACGTGTGTAATCAAACTCCCGGAGGAGAATGCGTCGTTGGTCGTGGCGTTAGTCAAGAAACACGACAATTAATTTCAAAAGCGAACAAAGGCGTAAAAAGATCAGATGAGGCATTGGTAAATTACAAACGTTCTGCAAATGATCCGACAATAAAAGCAAAACGAACAGCAGGTTTACGAAGAGCAATTGTTGAATTAAAAAATGATCCTGTTCGACACGCTGCGCTTTGTGCGCGTAACAAAGACGTTGCAAATCGACCAAGTACGCAAGAAAAGCGTCGTTTAAAAATGGTTGGTCAAAAACGTACGCCCGAGCAACGTGAAAACATGGCGCGCGCTCAACAAAAACGTGGACCTGCGACACCAATCGCGCGGGCAAATATGATCGCCGCGCAAAATCGTCCGGAAGTCATTGAGAAAAAACGTAAGCATAGAGGAAAACGTTGGAAATTATCTGAAGAACAATGTCGTGCAAAATCAATTCGACAAACAGGCGTAAAAAGATCTGAAGAAGCAAAAATGAACATGAAAAAAGCGCAAGGTACGCCTGAAGCAAGAAAACGAAAACGAGAAACTCAATTGGGACGAAAGAAAACTTAACTTGAACTTCAACGTTGTCGTGAAGCGCAAAATCATCCAGAAACAACAATTCGAAAACGAAATGCATCACTAATTTCTCAAAACAAGCAGGAAGTCAAACAAAAGAAAAGCGTAGGCGCGAAAAATTCGCTCGCGTTACGAAGATTTGCAAAACGCATAATGAAAACTTTAGGAATTAAAAACTTTAACGTTGAAGCACATTCAGGTAATCCACCATGATTGTGTACTCTTCACCCTCCGTATTATACAATCTTATCAATGACAAACCAAGAAGCAATTAAACAGTTAACCTCTCTAAAATCCAAGCTCTCACCTGAAGTCTTTGCTCGTGCAAGCATGTTGCTCAAGATATTCTCCGGCAACGTGCTGTTCATGTCGATGACTATTTTTGGTGGTGTAACAATCACGTGGGTTGACGACGTGATTATGTCGGTGAAGGTTGATGTAAAGAAGAGTGGGTGTGACGAATGAACTTCTGGGATTTTTGTATTGCATTTTTGATTTTTACGGCATCAATAATGATTTTTGGAAAGTGATAAAATGCAATTTTGGCAAATGGATCTCGTCTCATTTTTCACATGTATGTTGCTAATTGTGGCAACGTCAATAATTAATTGCACTGTGCGAAGCACAAAAGATCACAAAAATGAACAACCCAATCAATCCCATTGATCGTGAACCCGCAATCGTTGCTCAGGACAGGTGGCGTCAGGTAGATCGTGGGTGTGACATTGTTGTGCTCAGAAAGATTTACAAGTTTTTGTCTCCCGAACAAAGGGTACGCTTCGTCGCAGACGTGTTGTACTATGAACTTCAGTCTCAACACAACGCAGAGATCGTGATTGAAAAGGTTAGCGAAGCAATGACGTTTGAAGTGACGATTGAAGTCTTCACGCGTGGAATTGACGTCATCACTGAGCTCGACAAGAGCTACGCCGCGGCGTGTGATCAATTTTACAGAGACATTGTGTATAACGTAAACGCGTAGTATACTATCTTAGTATGACACATCAAATTATACTTGTTTTAGTAACGAAATCATCACACATTCGTGACAGTGTTATAAACCAATCATCAGAGTCCGGATTATTTGTTGCATCTGCGATGATAGAATTTGGATTAGACGTCAAAACAAGTCAAATTGACATACCAACAATACGAAGTTATTCTACGCCCTTACATGCTTTAGGCGATGGGTGGAAATTGTTAGCACCACCAAAAACAACGCTTCAGTTCGGATTTACGGTTCCAGAGTGGTGCGAATGGTGGTTCACGAAGGAAGTTTAAATGACAAAAACGTTAATTTCAGGTGGCGCTGGGATGATCGGCAGTCACCTCTGCAAAAGACTTTTGTGGCATCACCCTCATGATGAAGTCATTTGCCTCGACAGCTTCTTCACCGGTCGCAAGGACAACATCGTGCAGTTGATGCACGATTATCCAGCGCGCTTTGAGGTAATTCGACACGACGTGTGTGAACCAATTACATTAGACGTAGATCAAATTTTTAATCTCGCCTGTCCTGCGTCGCCCCCTCATTACCAGCACAATCCCGTGCACACCACAAAGACGAGCGTCCTAGGCGCGATCAACGTGTTGGGCATTGCTCGTCGGACTGGCGCAAAGGTGTTTCAGGCTTCCACTTCAGAGGTCTACGGTGACCCTGACGCGGCTCATCATCCGCAGAGTGAAGAGTACCATGGCAACGTAAATCCAATCGGCATACGTTCATGCTACGACGAGGGCAAGCGAGTTGCGGAGACTTTGTTTTTTGATTATCACCGACAACACAACGTTCGCATCAAGATTGCGCGAATTTTCAACACTTTTGGACCTGCGATGAACCCGTCCGATGGGCGTGTAGTCTCAAACTTCATATGTCAGGCACTAAAAGACGAAGACATCACGTTGTATGGTGACGGGTCGCAGACAAGGTCCTTTTGCTACGTTAGCGATCTCATTGAGGGTTTTGTCAAGTTGATGAACAGTGATGACACAATCACAGGTCCAATAAACTTGGGTAATCCAAGTGAAATTACGGTGAAACAACTCGCTGAGACGATAATTAAGCTCACTCTTTCAAAGAGTAAACTTGTGTACCGCACGTTGCCTTCAGACGACCCACTCCAACGCAAGCCTGACATCACGAAAGCAAAAGAGTTATTAGGATGGGAACCAAAAGTTTCTCTCAAAGATGGGCTAATTTCAACCATTTCTTATTTTAGAAAAGAGTTGAGAAATGTCTAAAGACGTAGATTTCATTGATCAAATTGAAATGGATTGGGCAGAAGGTCATCAACCTGATCCTATCGAAGAAAAAGTAAAACAGTCGACGTTTGTCATGGTTCGTCTTAAGGACAAAGACGAAACATTAGAACTGTCGGGTTTACTGGTCAACATTTCACACACCGTGGGTGAACTGAGCGTTACGCTTCGCGTTGACATTGCGTCTGCATTAGAAGTCGTTGAAATTGTTCCACGATTTGAGTGCGCGTACGTGACGAGCGGAGACAAAATCTTCAAATACACAAACACTTGCGTTACACGCTTAACGCAGTATCACATGTCAAACTTACACGATGGAACGTGTGACCTTACGATAGGAAAATAATATGAGCTTATTTGATGCACTCATGAGTGTATGTAAAGGTTTCAAAAAGGGTGAATTGGTCATTTTGCCTTCAGTGAAAACACGAATTCGAACATATTCAACGCTTATGATTGATGAATTTGATGAGTTTGAACACCACGATGAGTGTGATTGTGAACGTTGCAACGTCAACTTTGATCGTGAATGAATAGTTATAAGAAGTATGACAACAACGATTTTACGCACCTCTCGCTCGCTTCGTGAATACATCAATGAGGCGATCAATGACACTCTTCACAAGAACGCGTTAGATGAAGAGGAAAAACAAGAAGCACAAGTCTCTTCGAGCGAACTCTTTAGCGATAAAGGTGATACAGCTAAAACTGCACCAAGTGATGCGATGAAGACACCTGATGCAACGAAAGAACAACCTGAGACGAAGACGGGTGACGAACTTAAAACAGGCGACGTTAGTCCTGAAGCCGTTATCGACGTCTTAAATTCTATACGTGCTGGGAAAAGTTTTAACAGAGACGAAATTGTAAAGTCAAATTTGACAAGTTATGTTAATAATCTTTCAAAAGCTGAAAAAACTGCTCTTCTCGCATTTTTAAAAGGTATTTCTCAAATTGTCACTGGAGTTGTTGATGCGCAGACCGCGACCGAACCTGAAGATCCCGATCCTTCAATAAAGATGAAAAAAGGAAATATTACAAATGACCAACAAAACGTAAAGCACATAAAACCTACGATAACGAAAAATAGCGTTTCAAGTTCAGTGAAACAAACGGGTGTAGAAAATACTATGGCACCAAAAATGATGCCAATTCAACCCAAAAATAGATAATTACAACTTTTTTATGTCAATGTAATAATTTTCAATAATTGATGACATAAAACGTTTTGCAGCGCGTTTTAATGCTTTGTGCAATACGTGCCATTTTACTTTTGTGTTCTCTAACACCTGGTTTTGTGTTATATGCAAGCATTGATTTGCTCCTTTTTGCTTTTTACTTCCGGACGATTTTGAGCAATAAGTCCTGCTTCACTTATCTTTTTTCGAGTTTCTTCAGTCGCAATTTTAATTCACGAACGTATACATGAATGCATATTTATTTTATTATCTTTGACATGAACGTATGTCAGTTTGTTAAGTTGTATCATCATTTTTCATACAAATTACGTAGTCACGTACGCCTATTCAAACACTTTGTGCAACGAAGGGTTCGTGGCTTTGACGACACCGAATTGTGGTCGCTCGATCACTCGTTAGCAAAATTAATTTTGCCTCGTCTTAAGGCTTTTCGAAATGGTGTATATGCATATCCTTGTGACTTATCATCGCACAAAGAATGGCAAACGATACTCGACAAGATGATTGACGCATTTGAATTTGCGGCGTCTGAAGACTATTGGTCTTATGACACTGAACCATGTGAAAAATTTCATGAGGGACTAAAATTGTTCGAAGAGTATTACACAAATTTATGGTGGTGATATGACACACTTGTACAAAACGCAAAATGTGCATTCACAAAATGGTAATATAACAGTCACGCTAACGTTTAATTTTATTGAAAAACTTCGAAAACAATTGTGTCTTGAACAAGACGAGCAAATAACGAACGAACACTTGCAGAAATATTTTGAGATTGAAACATGAAAATAATCAAACCATCATTTGAAATTCTGAATATATCTCCTGCGAATCCACTTGAGCTTCTTGAGCTCGCCGGTTGTGTTTGTTATAAAAGTGAAGACAAGATTTTACCTGGTACTGCGCTTCCGTTCGTCAAGAAAATACTTGAAGGACATCATGAGAGCGTCATCGAACACGCATCCATGACAATAAAATTCGTGTGTGACCGCGGTGTGACGCATGAACTCGTTAGGCATCGATTGTGTTCTCTCTCCCAGGAAAGCACACGATATTGTAACTACAACAAAGACAAGTTTGGTAACGAAATTACAGTCATAGAACCTTGTTTTTGGGTTGATGACGAAGATGAACGTGTAATAGAGAACTTAACAGCAAATCAACGTTTTTACACTATTTGGAAAGACGTATGTCAACACGCTGAAGTTTCATACTTTGCGTTGCTTCAAGCGGGAGCTTCGCCTCAACAGGCGCACACTGTGCTTCCGAACTCGCTCAAAACCGAGATTGTCATGACTGCTAATTTGCGCGAATGGCGACATGTTTTTAATCTTCGTACGTCAAAGGCTGCACATCCGCAGATGAGAGAGTTGATGTTGATGACGCTTGAAGAAACGAAGAAACGAATTCCATTAATTTTCGACGACATTGTGGTATAGTGAAACATGCCAACACAAACTGGAGAACACTTTTGGGAGTATACTGAAGATGAGTTGCTTGACGAGGGCGAAGAGTTCGCTCGTAATTCATCGTTGCGCTGTGGTTTTCTTGAAGCAGTGGTGCGCATAAAAGCAGGAGAATATGAAGGGACAATTCTTGCCTCAAACATTCTTCAAACGTACTTTTTATTAGGAGGGTAAATTGGGCGGAAGTGCTGGCCACATCGCACACATCACTGAGTGTTTTAACTTCACTTTTGGTGAGATCAAAGACATAATCTTACGTGTTTCAGCAGGTAAAATGCGAGGTGTCAGCACTAAGTTTGACGGTCAAAATTTGATGTTTTCTGTTTCCCAACTTGGCGTTCGTGTCGCTCGTAACAAGACCGAAATGTTGACAGGAGGGTTGTCATGCAATGAGCTCACGAACAAGTTTGACGGTCGTGGCGACGTGCAGGATGCGTTCATCAACGTGTACAAAGTATTGTCAAGCGTCTTTAAAAAAGAAAGCGATGAAGTTCTTAGAAACATCTTCGCTAATGGGAGTAGGTTTTACTCTATTGAGATCATCTATGGACCCACGAGGAACGTGATTGAGTACGATGGTAATCACGTGATATTCCATGACGCACCGGTCTTTGAAGTCATCAAGGGTGAAATTGTAAATGTAAAGTGCAATGCAAACTTTCCTGTTAAAATCAAAGTCGACGGGTGGACGTTACACAGGCCTTTCAACGTTTGTTTGAAACAACTTGATTGTGAAGTTGCACAAGTGTCCTTATCAAAGATGAACGATCTGATTGGTGAGGCAGAGCTTACAAACGAAAATACGTTGCTTGATTACTTGAAAGTTCAAGTCTTGAAGGACGTTAGAAGAGATTTACTTTTGGCTCCCGTCATCGCAGCTCATGTCGCTAACAGGATCGTGAAGGACGACAACGCTTTGTCGCTCACTGAAATAAAGAAAACGTTGCCAAAGTCGCAGCAAACACAAGTTTCTGACTACGTTAAGAACGTGGGACCACAACTCGTACAAAAGTACGTTGAACCGTTTGAGACGATAATCAAAGACTTTTCGCACGAAGTATTGAAACAAGTTCAACCTGTGTTGGTGAATGATCCTGAACGTGAGACAAAACGAATAAAAGATACATTGCAAAACGTCATAAATGAAATGCGTCAGTCTGAGGACGTGAAGACAAAGTCGTTCGTTGAAAAAGAGACAATGAATTTCAACGTGAATAACACGTTGCCCATTGAAGGAATAGTATTTAATTGTTTTGGAAAGATGTTAAAGTTGACTGCGAATTTTGGTCGTGTGAATAAAATATTGGGATATTATCGATATGCAAGGTAAACATAACGTCAAATATGTAACAATCACGTGTAATCGATACGTTGAGCTTATGAACGCTCAACTTTCAACGTGTTTATTTGGACAAGACGTTGACGTGCTCAATGACGAAGACAACCTTGACAAAGAATTAGCGTTGTTGAGCACTGCACGCAAGACGCTGCGGTGGTGGGATCGTGAAGATTTTGGCACACATAATTGGCTGTTTTTTATCGATGACGACACGTGGGTGTTCACTGAAAACCTTGAGCGCGCATGTTCTCAGCTACCAACATCATTTCCGGTCATTTCAACGTACAATTGCCCGGCGTTTTGGTCGTTCGATGCTGCAACATGTCTTAGCGGCAAGACGAGGTCAATGTTTCCTGGATTGACAGACTACCCACAACGCGCAAAGGACTTGTTTCACGAAAAGACAAAGTACGCAACAGGATATCACGGTGGGGCAGGACTTTTGATGAACGTCAAGGCGTCCGAAATTATCGCGTCGATAATGCGAACCGATAATCACATGTCAGCAGCGATTGATGCAACGCGAAATTCAAAGTCGTTGTCAGAAGGTGCTGACGCAATGTTTCCATTCTTCATGGGTCAGGATCACGTGATGCGAAGACCTCTCGCGCTCGCAATTGAAAAGTCATGCGCTGAGTACAATGTGTCAAAGTCGCAAGTGTACAAAGAAGTGTACGCACCTCCGTTGCAAAAGATCACAAAGAAGAAAAATGACGACGGAACGATCATAAAGATAGTTGAAGACGCGTATGTTTCATCCCACCCATGGATGCACGACACGCACTTTCAGAAAAAGTTGGGACACTGGAAAACAGGAGCAGAAAAGTGCGTGTCCGATTTGTCTCCAGCGTATCCTGTTGTGCCAGGAACTCGCAATGAACTTGACTGTGAGAAAGCGTGGGAGCTCGCAAGGGTGCACGACCCAACGGGTAGAAAAAATGCTCACGTCATAGAGAGTGACGCAAATCTAATCTCTCTTCATAGAATAAAGCAACCTAAGATGATGTACGACATGGAGAAGTTCAAGTGCAGTACGTAGTCACGACATGTGACAAGCAGGTTGAACTTTGTAAAGCGCAACGTGAAACGTGTCTTTTTGGGCAAAACGTTGAGATGCTCAATGACGCCGATGACATTGACGTGCGTCTTAAGGTCATGTCAACGACGCGCAAGTGGCTAAAATATTTTGAAAAGCCAAACTCTCACGACTGGTTGTTCTTCATAGACGACGACACATGGGTGAACGCAAACAACGTAAAACTATTATTGTCGCGACTTCCTGCAACACCGTGCGTCGTGTACTATAGAATTGGCATGGTGACGAGCAAGGATGCGAACCTGTGGAAAGCATTTGGCAAAGGCACGAACGTTGATGCGCGCGCTGAAGCTTTGAGAAAGGGTCCCAGGTTCAATGGCGGCGCAGGGTTGCTCATGAACGCTGCTGCATTTTCACAAGTTCAAGAAGTCATATCAACGCACGAGCACTATGTTCAAGCGTACGACGTGTTGCACAATGATGTCAACTTGTCATTTGATGCGCAACACATGTGGCCTTACACGATTGCGCAGGATCAGGTGTTGTGCAACGCGTTGAGCGTAATTCAGTGCGAGACGAGAATGATATCGTCGCAAAAGATCGATAAGCCATCAGACAAGCCATGGTGCCATGACACTGGAATTCAAAAACAACGTAATTGGATACACAGCAAAAAGTTGAAGTGCGTCGCTGACTTCAACGTGTTTTATCCTATCACTCAGGATGGTCACATTGACTACGAACGCTGCGCGGCATTTTCACATGTCACAGAGCACCAAGCAAAAGTGTTGCACGTGTTGAACGATAGGGCAACTTTGTGCACGTGGCACCACTTTGAGAAGCCAAGCGATTTCTACGAGATGCAACACAGTGTACTCAAGTTACACTCTAATTGAACACATCATTAGTGATGATGTAAATAACAATCATCAATATGATTACGTTGAGTGTCAACGGTGTAGAAAATTATGTTGCATCAGGTGACTGCGTGACGCCTGAAATGCAGGAAACGTTGTGCAAGCTGGGTTTCATTGACCTACGTAACGAAGCGCAGCGCTGGACGCTTGACGAAGTAAATCACGCACGAAAGTATTGGCAGGACGAACAACTTTCGATATTGTCAACGTTGAGGAAGGTGAATTCTTCTGACAGAACGTGGGCGTGGTCGCAATCAAAAAAACATGCGCCCAAAATTGGCGATTTAAAGGGCGTGTATTATGACACTGAATATGTAAATTGGTTGTATGCTCGACGAAACGAAAATGAATATTCGTGCATCAGGTTTGACAAAATAAACGCTCTCGATAAACAGGTGTGTTCAGTGCGTTCGCAAGGACGTGATCTCTATTTACACCTTTTGAGCGTGTTGTTCACGAGTAATCCAAGAGAGTTGTTTGAGGCATTGTTTCCATTCGGGACGATCAATGACGCTCTGGAAAAACACGGAAAGAACTACTTTGACATAGCACCAATTTTTGATCCTGTCTTCAACATCTTTGACAGAGTGAATGGGCGGGGAGAAATATTGAGCCTATTTTTGTTTGCAGACACAAACTGGTGCCGCGGCGTTGGATACCACGACGTAAACTGCGATAATGGCACAACTTTTCACGTAAAAGAACTTCAGAACGGGTCAGTTCGATTAGGTAAGAGCTCATACTCAACGTGCAAAGTTTGTGAGAAGCTCGTTGAGCTATCAAAGTTGAACGACTTTATCAACGTCGGCAGGTGCGACGTCAGAAACAGCTTGACGAAGGGTGTCATTGAGGCTAACAAAGAACTGTTTGTGAAAGAGTTTGGAGACTTTGAGAAAGCTCTTCACGAAGAGATGTTGAGCGCCGAAAGCGACACGACAGGTGTCATCTTTTACAAGAATAACAAGTGTTACCCCCGTTTGATGAACGATTGTATCGTTGATTGTGCGTCAAAGGGAGACTTTAAAATTTTGCCAAAAGTAAAAATATTGGAAGATTGATCAATATCGTGTTTTCATAACTTTTTCTTTGGTTTTATCGTTTTTGACGTTATTGCTTTTGTGCTCATTCGTTGAACACGCTTCAATAATTCGTTGTCTGCAGACGCTTTTAGCGTGTTCCATATCAAATCAACGTCAATGCCATGTGGCAAATGATCACAAAAATCTTGTTTGTTTCCCGTTGAAAGCCAATTGCGCATCATAGTGCCTGACACGTTGACAGTAGATAACCGTGAAACCGAAACTGTTTTTACGAGGTCTAACTTTAGTAAGTTTGGCGTGTACTTTGCTAATGACGTTTGCGGAAAATTTTCGTTGATGTCAGTGGGATCACCATATAAAACATATGATTTGCTAATGTCAAGCGGTTGTGTTTTGTCGACCATTCCAACGAGTTCCCACGCATTGCTCACTGGAGAACCGCCATACTTCACTTCAACGTTCTTCGGAAGCAACTTTTCTATTTGGAAAATGAAGATCTTATGCATGTCTTCGCCCAACACAACCGCCTCACCTCCACGTTTGCGGTCCGCGGTGGAAACAAATAGTTTAACGACGTCGCATTCTCGAGCGGCGTGCTGAATCAATAAATGATGGCCAATATGGTATGGTTTACACGCGCAAGGTAATAATCCTACTATATTCATAACCCTACCCATCCAAGATCAACCCATTTATAGTCATAAGGATGAAGGTCACCATGGTGTTCGGCGGTGTATGCTTGTTTTATGCACACAGTTTCAAGCCAACGATACGTTAACGTATCATTTTGACCAATTGTCTTAAGACACTTTGGCATGAACAAAAACTGTTTTACAAATCGAACGTCACCAGGTTTTGGTTTTTCTTTTTTGTTCCACTTCATATAAATAGTTTATCACACTCTCATAATAGTTACACTAAATTATTACGTAAATTGTGTACGAAGTAAATGACATGTGTTACTGTAACTACACGTGCTAAGAAAGCTGGATAAAATGAAAAAATGTGTACTGTTTTTATCACTAATCTTATCAAGTTGCTTGTCGTCTCCTGTTCGACAAGGTATCACCGTACCCGAAGACGCGGGCATCGTTGAAGACGTGATTGAATCTGCGCTTAGCTCGGATGAAATCACCGTCAATGAGTGCGTTGATACTTGCACGAACAGGTGTCCTGAACCCGAAATCGTCGTCAAGACAATCGTAAAGACAGTTACCCGTTTACCAAGTGTTGTGAGGTTTCCTAATGACGACGGGATCAAAATGGAGATGAAAAAATGTTAAACATGATTGATTACAAAACGTACATCATTCATGATGATACACAAATCGCAGGATTTTTTGATAACTATAGATGGTTATCAAATTTTCATCGCTGTGATGTATGTTTTGACATGTTACTTTATCCAAGCAGTGAAAATGCGTATCAAGCAGCAAAACTAATACCAGAACACAGGTCATCGTTCACGTCAATGTCACCGAGTGAGTCAAAGAAAGCATGGAAATTTGAGACATTTAACAAACTTTACACGCCTAATGAATGGAATAAGAAACGTTTTGACGTGATGTCAATAATTTTGTTCGACAAATTTTATAGAAATGTTGAACTACGCTGCAAATTAATTGAAACACTAGAAAAAGAACTCATTGAATTAAACTCGTGGTACGACGTGTATTGGGGGCGAGACTACAGATCTGGCACGGGAGAAAATAAACTTGGCAATATCTTAATGAACATTCGAACATATTGGTTGAAAGGTTACGAATTGACATGAACATTTCGAACGTTGAACTGTCATTGAAAATTGATAACAACTACTGGAAAGTTGACAACGTCAACGTGTATGTTGAGATAATATCGGAAAGTGTGGGTACGATTTGATACTGTCGGGAGATCAAGTTTGTTTTAGACAATGTTGGAACGACGAACTGATCACAATAGCTCATGCATTGCGTAAAAAATACGATAGGATGTTAGAAGTCGACGAAGAAAATGACTTTGACACGTCAGCGCTCGATAAGTTGTCAGACGAACTCGACGAGCTCAACGAAGCAATCACAGAATTCGGTGAGACGCTAGACGGTGAACGCAAAACGTTTAAATTTGGGCACACACATGTGTAGTTGATGTCGTGAATTTGATCTTGACGGTTGTCAAAATTGTCCTGGGTTCAGTGAGTATTGAGAAATAGAATATAATTAAAATCCTGGGTGTGGCTCAACTTGGTAAAGCACCGCGTCTGGGGCGCGGGGATTGCACGTTCGATTCGTGTCATCCAGACAAATTCAAAAACAAACTTGTGTTGTAAGAATAGTTATTAACGTGAAACTGTTGCGAGAATACGTAAAACTCATTCTAACCGAAGACGGTGATGTTGGAAACGACATGGGATCGTTAGGCGATTTCGCAGCAAACGATAGCCCATTTGGAATGTCGCTCACAAGTCAAGACGCACTCAAAAAGACATTTCTTGATCCGTTCCTTGATGTGGGAAAAACAATTTCCGGAAAGTCGCAAGAAACAAGCGTAAAAGCACAAACTTTATTAAAATCTGCTTTTGAAACAATTGGTTCAACGCTTATACCTTCGTTGTCTTCTGATTATAAAGATATATTCGATGCTGAGCAACGACAAATTGAAAAGCTAAAACAACAGTACAAACCCGTGTACGATGCTACATGGAACAGTCTGATGGACTCAGACGTGCAATTTTTAGCTATGTTATATAGCCCAAAAATGTTTTTTGCGGCAGACTTTTTACAAAAAGCTCCCGCGTCAGTGATGAAAGCAGCGTCGATATTATCGGGCGGAAGATTAGACGGCGTTCTCTCAAAAATAAAGAACGTGTTTCACATCACCGATAAAAAATCGAATGGAAACGATAGTTCGTACAACAATTACGAAAGTTCGTTGCGCACAGGTGATCTATTACATGAAGACGACGCAAAACCAAAAAAGGATGTTGTGTCAGTTCTCTCATCAGAGAAGCTCGTCAATGCATTCTTAGACTCACCTGAAACGCAACGAGCGCAGCAGTCAGCGCAAAAGATCGTGCAAGGCGCTCTCACGCAAGCATACAACACCGCAAAGGGCATCGCGGATGCAAAGAGCGTAGATGACCTGTCGCGAATCACGGGTAGAAAAATTGATTTGTCAAAGTTAAAGTCGCTTCCGCAAGAAGACATGCAACAAGCTGAACAACAGTTATTGAAAGCAGTGAAGGCTTCTTCAAAGCAGTTCATCGTGAAGAATTTGTTGGGTCAGGTCCAGTCAGCGAGGAAAGCAGGAGTTCCGGAGAACTCGCAGTACATACTCGATTATAATAAAGTGATCCAACGCGTAAGAAGTTTGTAATGTCTCACCCTTTCAATGAACTAAGACTGCGTCGATTAATACGTGAGCGAATTCGTCAAGCTTACGACAAAAAGTTCAACATGCAAGAGTTTGAGCGACTTGCAAGCTCTCCGGACGAGTTCTCTGATCAACCGGGCGACATCGTTCAAGCACGTCACTATGCCGAAGAACGTTTGCAACAAATTGGCGATGCTTCTTCACGTGAAGCTCTCGTTTTAACGAGCAAAAAGGTGTTAAAAATTGCTCGTAATAGCAGAGGAATTAATCAGAACAAGTTTGAGGTTGAACAGTTCGAAAAGTTGAAACACTTGCCCATCACGAAGATTTTTAAATACGCAACCGGTGAACACTGTACGTGGCTCGTGTCGAAGCTCGTGAAACCCATCAAGAACGAACGACAGCTCAAAAAGATCACAGGCTTCTTTGAAGACGAAGCGTACAACGTCATTGAGGACGAAAACAACCACAATGCGTTCATTGAGCTCTTGCGAAGGTTTGAAGGCGCCGTACTTGACCCTGCTGAATTTTGCATTGCAGAGCAGCGGGGGACTAATGCGGATGGTGAGCTAAGACTTTTAGATTATGGGTATGGATTGTAGTTATGAATTAGTTTATACACCTGACGTTGTGTTTGATAATATTCAAACATGGCAAAACGTAGTAAGAAACAAACAGTAGATATTGGTCAACTTCAACCTGATGAAATCAATGCATTACGTGCAACCGTGAAGGAATTCATGGATCGCATGCAGAACATTGAAAATGAGATTTCAACGCTCAAAGACGATCGCAAGGCATTAGTCGAAGAGTACGCTGACAAACTTGATATTCGCACTTTGAATGCGGCGCTTAAAGTCACTAAAATTCAGAGCGAAGTTGAACATCGTGATTGCTTTGACTTGTTCATAGAGGCCTTAACTACGGTGTGAAAAATGAAACATCCGGATACTGGCACGTTTCGTGCAGCTTTCGCTTTAGCAAATCAAGAGTACGCACAAGCCATTGTCAGGAATGGTGAGCAACTTCCTTCGATTGTCGAGTAGGTTATCATTGGACACTTGCTCGAAAGGTTGAAGAAAGCTCACCCGGATGCCCTTGAAACGCAAAACAACATTTTACGCATTCAATGAAAGGAAAAATGACCATGCCGACTGAAGAAGAATTTATCTCAAAGACTAACGACGTGTTCGCATTGCAGCTCACTCGGTATCAGCTTTTGCACTTGCGCGACGTCATGAGTGTCATGTTACCCTCTGACATGCGCGAGACGATCAGCCAGGCGCTCGCAAAGGTTGGAAATCGTTCGATGGTCGAACAGGTGCTTTGGAACAAGATCGTGAGGCTGTGCATTGAAGCTGACGTGCCCGTGGGTGACGTTGTACCTGACTACATTGTGTCGATTTCTGCTCCTGCGACATTGGGCGTGTTTGAGCTTCAGGCAGACCCGCAGTACGAAGGCGATGGACCTGAACCTGAGTGTGAAAATGCTTTTTCAGAAGCGTGTCAGGGTGAGTGCGAATGCTGCGAGTGTGAACACGAAAGTGAAGAGACATGACATTATTATTCGTTTGGCTAGCGATTTGCATCGTCGCATTAGCGGCCGCTTTTATTACAGGAGATATTCTCGAGGACGATACGTTTTATTACTTAAAATCACCAATAATTTGTGCGCGCTGCATATTTTGGCCGCTATTTATCACATTCCTTTTGATACGTATATTTGTTCTTTTGATAAAAAAGATAATCCGTTTGCAGGATAAGTGACATGATTGGCTTATTACAAAAATGTCGCTATTTTTAGCTCGTGCAGAAGCGAACTAATCTTTCGCAAAAGAAGAGATGAAGTACGTTGGCGCGCTAGAACGTTATTGGAACGCAATAACAGACGAAGAACGTGACGTGATTGAAGCTGAAACAAATGAGCCACCGCCAGGTGTTGCTGAAGAACCAAATATGATTGACAGAGAGAAGATGTCTTTGGGATCAAATTTATCTCCGCGGATGAAACTATGACATACAAATTGGGACAAACGATATACGTCGTCAAGGGAAACACAGTTCAACCCGTGCTCGTCGTTGAAGAAATTGTCAAAAAGACGCTGAGCGGGTCTGACGTTGCGTACCTTGTTCAGTACAAGAATAACGCTCCCGTTCCCTTGACTGACATTGGAACTGAATTCTTTGACGACGCAAAGTCAGCAAAGAAGACACTGATCGAGAGGGCAACAGGAGCGATAAACGCGATCATTGACGACGCACAGAAGAATGCCAAGGAATGGTATTTGCAAGCGCAAGTTGAAACACCTCAAACACCTCCCACTCTTCCACGAGGTCCAACAAATCGCACGTTGGGTGAAGATGGGTGTCAAATGATAACTCTTGAAGATGGCACAAAAGCACGAGTAAGAATGGGTTAGTAACATGAAGTTGATAGATGTAGGAATGATAGTGGCGACAACAATTTCGTGGGCATTTTGGCCAATCGCGATGAAGCGTGCACTGATCGCGTCGTCTCCGATCGCAGTTACGCTATTGGTCGGTGTCAGCGGTGCATTCTTTTTACCTACATTGTATTTTATTGCTGTAAAAAATCACGTTCAATTAAACTTTTCATTGAATGCATTTTGGTGGGCAGCCGGAGCATACGCGGTCAACATGATTGCGCAACTTGCTTTGAACAAAGCAATGGTCACCGTGCCAGTTAACGTAGCTGTTTCTTTAACTTCTTGTTATCCCATGTTGACGTTTCTTTTTTGTTACATGTTTTTACATGAGACGATAACATTGATGAAGGTGATCGGAATGTTGTCAATAATTTTGGGAACAGTATTCATAGCATTGTAATTGTGTGTCAAAATAGATTATAATTTTCACATGACACAAAATGACAATTATCCATTGACACTCATCTTTGATGGTCAAAATATGTTGCATCGCGCTCGAAGCGGATTTCAATTGGGAGACCATGCATGCACGTTTAACTTGTTTCGATCTCTCAAGTCACTGATCGAAAAGTTCAATCCTCAACGTATCATTTTTACGCTTGAAGGTCACGAACAACGACGTGTCGAAATTGATAGCGAGTACAAAGCAAATCGCAAGACTTCTGATCCCATAGAGATTGAGAAGCGTAAGAAGTTTTATGTACAGTGCGATGAAATCATTGACTTGTTGAGCAAGTATTTTCCTGTCTCAGTGATGCGACATCCACACGTCGAGGCAGACGACTTAATTTTTAACGTAGTTAATCGTGCATCACGTTCGGTTAACTTCATAGTCATAAGCACAGACACAGATTTTATTCAACTTTTGAATACGTTCCTAAACGTTCGATTGTACAATCCCGTCCAGAAGTCGTTCGTTGAAAACATTGATCACTACTTGCTTGTGAAGTCGCTAACTGGCGATGATAGCGACAACGTTGAAGGAATTGAAGACGTTGGACCTGTTACAGCAAAAAAACTTATTGATGAGTGCGTCGCGATTTCAACGTCTTCAAAGAAACAAATTCCTCTCCCGATCGTTTTGCTTCGCAATGTTGAAGAAAAATACGGTGAAGCTGCGAAGGAACGTTTGAAGAAAAACTTGCAGCTCATCAAGTTCTACGAATTCGACGAGAGCGACGTCATGAAAGTTACGAGTTCAAATCCTGAACGAAATTGGGAAGTAGTCGCAACAAAGTTTGAAGGGTTCGAATTCAAGTCGATGTTGAAATCATCGTACTGGGAGAAGTTTACAAAAACATTTGACACTTTGTGGAACGCAGAATGAAAAATTATTACAAAATAACTCCCAAAAAATATCACGTACCTGTGATGGAACGTTTCATATTTGGAAACGTTGATGATATTTACGAAGAAATCGATGACGCAATTGATTATTGGCATCATGAAAATACGAACATAAAACTTCACGAATTCTTAGGAATGACACAAGACGAATACGACGTATTTGTGACATCTCCAAATATGTTCATTTCGTTTTACGTTTGTAAACATAATTAATATGTGATTGATTACAACTACTATTTTTTCTTTCAAAATAAACAAGGCGAACCTACAAACGAACGTGTATCTCGCTGTGCTCAGGAAGTGTTGTCTCGTGGACCAATGAGCAATAAGCTACAGCACGATTACTACAAGCAATTCATTTCGTGCGGCGATGACAGCGTTGATCTATCAGGCATTCACACAAGTTGTGGCATATTCGTGAGAGCTGTATTGTACTATTGCGGATGTAAAGTAAATCCTGCAAAGAATAACAAGACTTTACTTGAAGGTTGGGTGCCTTTTGGATTTTCTCACCCGTCGTGGACAAAGTACAGGACACCTGACACAACGCAGCCTGCACCAGGAGCAATATTTTTCGTTCAAAGCAAAGCAAGCCCTGATAATTGCCACGTTGGAATATTCGTTGAAGACATGGGAAATAATACGTGGACGACTGCCGAGGGCGGCAAAAACGATGGCACTGAGTGTTCAATGGGCAAGCGAACGTTGGGCCCGATGTTTGACAATGGAAGAAATTTGATCGGATTTTTTGACACAAACATGATCAATTTACCCGTATTTTGACGTGAATTTCCTAATTATCAAAGAGGGAACTTAAATGACACGCGACGTATAGGTGAAACAATGACACGCTCAATTGATGACAAACTGGACCATCTTGTGGAAAAAGTTGATGAATTAACGACGTCAATGACTGTTTCAATTGCTATTTTAAACGATTGGCGTATAACTCACACCAAAGAACATGAAAATATGACAAGTTGGAAGCGTTGGGTTATGCCTTTCGTTCTTAGTATAGGAATGTTATGTTGGCAAGTGTTTAAGAAGTAATTCTTGTTCATAATCTATATTAGAAAATACTTGTATGTTTGCAGTGACAATAAAATTTTTTATCAACAATTGATTACATATTCGTTTTGCTAATCTACGAAGAGCCTAAATCTTTTTGATGTAACGTCACAGCTTTTGTCAGAATGTTTACATCCTTTAACACCACGTTGTCCATTGGGACATACATAATTAAGTCATGAAACGCTTGCTTCGACAATATTTATGGGAAGTCCTTGACGGATTTGGAACGGGTGGATTACGTTATTTCGATAGTCCCCACAATCTTCGCTATGACGTTGAACTATCTCCCGAGCGTGGACAAAACATCTTTAGCGACGAAGAGCGCGACAATGATTGGGACAGCAAAAATCGTGCCGCAATATGTTTCATTAGACGAAAAGATGGCAAGATACTTGCGGTGAGCAGGGGCGTGGGAGTAAATTCTTGGGGGCTGCCTGGCGGGCATTGCGAGCGATGTGAACCATTTTCTAAAGCCGCAGCACGAGAGTGTTTTGAAGAAACGGGCCTCATGGTGTTGTCTTGCAACCAGATCTACATTGACAAAAATGATGCATTCACAGTGGCGTGCTTTGCGTGTAAGGTCGAAGGTGAGATAACGCCCAGTGATGAGGGCGATGTCAAGTGGGTCGATAAATCAACGTTGCTAAATCCTGAAACAAGCCCGTTTAGCACTTATTTTAAAAATATGATGAGTGACTTGAATTTGTAATTCACTTCATAAATTGTTTATATTCTTCACATAATGTATTGTGATTTTTGTTCCTGTCACATGTGTCAGACGGGCATTGAAGAGTTGTTTTGTCACCACGGTGATGATGAACCAACAAAAATATACGCTCGAAGTCATGTGTTACACACACAGTGTGTTGACGGTCGTTGGGTGTGCGACACGTGTTATCACTATGAGTGCTGCGTGAATGCAGGATGTAATCCATGTGACGATCACAACTGTGAACACAGACCAGTTCTTGTAAACGGTGAGTGGACTTTTTGGACGTGGAGTCCGGAAAATAAGTACGAAAGTGAATCAAAATGAACGACGATGACAAAATCAATTACCTCATGAACATTGCGAAACTTCAGGGCGTCGCGACGTGCACTGTCAAAAATGGAACGATCATTGCTCTCGACAAGGAAAAGATCAATGAAATCTTTGCAAAGAACCCAGGACGTGAAACGCTCGTCATCTTCTCAAAACTGCCGTCGATGGCAGATGCGGCGAATTGACATGCAAAACACACGTAAATCATGCTGCGACTGCACGTGGCGATGCCCATTGTACGACTCAAAACACTGTTATAACTGTCGTTTTCACTCAGAAAAACCAAATTTTGATGCTGAAAAACATCTTGGATACGGCACTAACGCTGAACAAGAACTCGACACGGAACCTGAGTGCGAACAAAAATAGTAATATTATCTCCAATCTGTCTCTTGCAAGAGTACATCTGTGACAATGAGTTTCTAACACTTTGCGTCGCAGTGTTCCTGAATTGTACAACGAGGAAGCAGGTTGACAAAATGTTCCCTAACTTCATCAAGAAGTACAGTGATCCCAAAAACGTTGTCAACGCAGACATGAATGAGCTTGTTACATTGTTGAACCTCTTGGTTTTTCAAACAGGAGGTCAAAGACACTCATGAAACTTGCAAAAGCTTACATTGGCGGATTTACACACGCAAGAGAGCTACCCGGCATTGGGCAATACGGTGCGGCAAGTTGGGAGATATTTTGCAAAAACATCGTTCCAAAAAAGCCTCCCGTTGATCATGCGCTTTGTGCATACGTAAGATGGAAAAATTTGCAAAGTGAATGTTCTATGCGAGTGTGATATATTAAGCTTATGGCTAAGGACAAAGAAAAGAAAGTTCGTGGAATTGTCTACAAGTTCACTCCTGAGTTTCCGCACCCATTGTTAAAGATTGAAGACCTGCAACCTGCAATCGTCGATGGCGTGTTCATTCCAAAAAAGGGAGACAAGGTTCTGGTAGAACGCTTTGACACTCACGATTGGGACACCAACAAAGATAGGTTCACGCTCGACATTTGCACGGTCGTTGGGTTCGATGATCCAAACGGATTTCACGACACCGTCACGGTCGATCTTCTTGATGACACTCGCGTAGATAACTATGGCATTGACCCCAAAAATCCACCACGATGTGGCATTCTTACCGATGAACACTTGAAGAAGACGCGTGGAAAGAAGAAGCGACAGCGACGGATGAAGAACGTCGAGGAAAACGAAGACGTCGTGATGCCCGAACAACCCATAGAAACAGCAGTTGAAGAAAGTTAGTTACATGCAAGCAAAGTGTTTCGCGAACGAAGAACAGATGCACGTGCCACTGAACGAGTGCACGCCATTCGTGTTGCACGTCAGGCACAGGCTCCCACAGGGAACTGATGCGTCAAAGTTTGAGGATCTAATAGAACACAAACTTAGACTTTTGATAAAGAGCACGAACGACCTACAGAAACACATGATACTGTGTGTGATGTTGCAGGACTACATCAAGGCAGGAATTGCTTGCGCGTTCTGGAAAGGTGTTCCTGTCTACGTGAGCATAACGAACGACAGGTGAAGGAGAAAACAATGACATGTGAAATTGTAACTGCAAGAAGTATGTTGAAAACAAAATCAAGACGTTAGGCGACCTATCGCTCACAACATGTCATCGATGATGACATGCTTTTCACTGTACAGGAACATTATTACGGCGACACAATCGTGATGTGCAAAGAAACAAATCGTGAGATGATCGACTACACATGTGATTTGCCCGTTGCGCGAAAGGGTGACTGGTACGAAATCGTGCAACCTGTTGAGACGCCATGACACACGTAGTCGATCACTGCACGCGTTGCGGAAAAGAAATGTTATTGTCTCCTGAACTTGCTGAGTGGGTTGGTGGATGCGTCGTGTGTGATGACTGTCCTTTCGAAGAACCGCCATGCGAAACTTGTGGAGACGAAGACTGCGGCTGCGAATGCTGTGATTGCACAAGTTGCGTCAACGGAAGAAAAAATTGTGAGCGTGGGTGGTGCACTCGTGTGTTCGAACTGTGTGATAAGATAACGATGGCACGCATTATGCGAGACATGATGAGAGTTAGCGTGAACAAGCAAAAGGCGTTTAGACTTTTGACACAAATGTTTGGAGTTCCTTAATTATACTTCATGAAGACGACAATAAGAGAACTTCGACGATTGATAAGACGATCGCTCATTGAAAATGGTGGTGGTGTCAATCACAAGCAAGTTCCATACGATGGACCCAATCAGCCATTGGGCGTGACATCGAGGGAACAGCTGACGTTCTTGAACAGTCAGAATTTAGACACAATTAATGACGCGGGTGAAGACGTTGAGTTACCGACACACCTCAGGGATCAAAACATAGACTTTGAGACTGACGAAGATATTTTTGGACCATGTCCTCCAAATGATGAAAATGTTGCGTGGTGTCAACAGGACCCATACGTCAACATGAGTTCACCCATTCCGACGTCGGTGATGAGAGGCGCGTGAATTAACTAAGCTCGTCGTCTAAACTCGGAACGCTCCAACCTATCTGACGTTTTTCTCGTTCACTGAACTCCCTGTCATCATCGTTCACACGTTCGTCTTCATCTCCGAGACCCTGTGACGCTGCTAAAACGCTATCCTGTGTTCCCTTCGCTCTTGCATCTGAAAACCCGGAACAGTTACAATATTCACCTGAATGCATCCAATCGTCAAAAAGCCCATATTCCCGTATCAATGTCTTGAGTTCTCTTATTGTAATTTTCATAATTTCCACTCAGATGCCAAAATCGAGCAAGACGATACGTTGATCTGCCGTCACTCCATATTGTTCAATGCGATCAATGTCGTAGTCAGCAATTTTCATTTTTTGACAAAATTTTGTGAGTTCTTGTAAAAAATCGTTTTTTTCGAGTTCACGTTTTTGAGCGAACAATCCAAGAGTAAAACGATTTGATGAACGTTCAAGACCGGTCAAATCGTAAAATTCTTGATCGCTCTTTACGGGCCTGACAAGTTCACTTACTATCCACGAGTAGTCGTGGCTGTTCTTAAACACTTTTGTGATGATTGGCGAATGCGTCTTGTAATAAGCTGCGTCCTCTTTTTTATTTTGCGCTCTGCCGTCATCGTCAATTGCAACCTTGAGAGCCAGTTTTGGTGTCAACACGAAGACGCGTCGAGTGCTGCCTTCACCAAGTTTTAGTAGCCCATGTTCTTCAGCATATTGCAATGCACGTTTGCGTTGTTGAAATGGCTTTCCAACAGAAGTCACATTGACGAATTCGTTCCAATCGAATGACTTTGATCGTATCTTTTCAAAGAGGTACACGAAATAATTAGCTCACTCGTCTCACGATTTTTTCCATCCAATGTGTAATTTCACCACATATTTGCTTTGTGGACAAAAAAGTGATACTGTGCCAAGTTGATCACTATTGAAATCACTTGTCATTGTTACTAACCGTTCGAACAAATTTTTGTTCGTGTATTCTTTCTCTGAAAGAACAATTTCGTCAAATTCAATTTTTTCATGTGGATTTACAACCACGTTCAAGCACACGTACCCACCCATGCTTCCATCTGGATTCACGTGTCGATAAACGCGTAAAGGCTCATCAACACCGGAGACAAAGAAATTCTCAATCACGGGTACATGACAACAACGTTGTCGCCCTCATTGTACAAAACACGACCAATTTCACCCTTTTCACACATTAAGATTAGATTATTAAATATTTCTGGATGTTGTTCAAACTGTTTTGACGTTATGATGAAATCGTTTTCTTTGATCAAAAGCGTCGGAGGAACGTTTGCATTATCACACGCTCTTCCACAAACAAATCCGTCTGCATTCAAGACGCTCTTTGTCCGAAGCGTTATGTCGTCGCTTACGATTATTGCATCAACGTCATTGTATTGATAAAACATGATTTCTCACTTTACGCGTTGTTCACACCAATTTAAAAAACGTGCAAACCCTAATGCCTTGAGAACCCATATTGGAACATTATAATTGTAATGTAAAACATGACATATTTTCTTCGTTTTGCCCCAAAATAATCTCAAATACATGCTTTTTTCAATTCTTAACATTTTATATGCACCAACCCATTTTATTTATCGCGTGTTCAGAAGTAACGTCGCCAAAACGAAGTAGATGTGGTGATCCCACAATACCAAAGGTACCGTTTGGAATGTCACCCAAATGTTGTCCGCGACCTTCTGTAACTATTTCAACAACGTAATTTATACCCGGAAAAATTCCTTCAAATCGACAATGTTCTTTGACAATTTTTACATGTGTTCCACGACTTAATCGATCATGTTCACCCGTAAGATTACCTTCAACATCACAAAATCGAATACAACCGGGATGCCAATATTCTATAATTTCTCCCGGTTCAAATATATCTGCTACGTCAAAATCAAATTCCGTGCCATCATCTGTTTTCATTTGTTGTCACCGATAACAAAATGATACGTTTTTACTCTACAATACGTTGTCATTGATGCATCTTTAAAATTAAAATACTTGACGATACGTCGTCCCAGTCTGCGCAACGCTTGAGAAGTTTTTGCAATCTTAGAATGAAATTCTTTTACATTATCTTTCAAAAAGTTATCACGTTTACGTTGAATTGTTGTTTCTGATTGTTTGTGATTTTTCTGTGTCGTTGAAATTTTTGATATGATGTTTTCTCGATATCCGGGATAATTCCATACATTTTTTTGTTTTTCACTTCTTAACTTTTTTTCTTCATCTGACATTTTGTATCCTGTACACCCACCTTCACCACCCATCGTTTGGTTACAAGCGTATCGAGTTTTTTCAGGATCATGTTCATATGTTCGAAGTTCTCGTATTAAAGTCTTTTCGACATCAAAAGCTTCGCTTTCGTCATCAGTCTCAAATCCAACAACTCGTTTCCAATCATGATGTTCCGCAATATCTTCATGATGAGAATTACGTCCTGATTGATTTAAACGCCCTTGAATACCTTTACCAACGTAACCTGCAATAAATTTGCCATTTTGTTAAATGAAATCAACATAGACACAAAATTTCTTTGTAAGTTTAAACAATTTCATCTGTCACCACACAAGCATCGAGTTGAAGAAAAGTTATAGCAACGCTTGCCGCATTCTTCAATGCAGTTAACTCAACTTTTAGAGGATCAATTATTCCTCGTTCCACCAAGTTACAATACTCGTCTTTGCTCGCATCGTAGTCAAATCCCTCTCTCACCTTGAGTTCAACGACGTCCGGAGACTTGTTTGCATTTTCAACAATGCGTCGCAAGGGCGCCTTACAAGCGTGCCTGACGATGTCGTAGCCCGCATCAAAGTCAGCCGAAACTGTAACCATCGCAACGTTCTCGCTCGCTCTCCAGAGAGCAATCCCACCGCCGGAAACTATTCCCATCTCAACCGCAGCTCTCGTTGCATTTAAACTGTCCTCGAGCCTGTACTTTCTTTCGATCATGTCGACTTCAGTAACTCCTCCACACCTGATCATTGCGACGCCGTTCGACAATCGAGCTATGCGATAACGTAGCTTTATCTGGTCTTCACCCGTCAACGTCACGTCCTGAAGCTGCGACTGAAGCTCATCGACGCGTTGCTTCACTACTTCTTTGTTGTTGGCTACAATCGTGGTCGACTTTGCGTCGACTGTGATTTTAGTTCCCGTTCCCAGATCACTCAGCTTCACGTCCTTTAACGCAAGTCCTGTCGACGCCGACACCAACTTTGCGTTCGTCAACGTGCATAGGTCGCCTAAGATGTCGACCTTGTGTTGGGCATATCCAGGTGCCTTGACACCCACGACCTTCAACCCAGATTTAAGACGGTTTACTACCAACAAATGGAGCGCTTCCCCCTCGATGTCATCTGCAATCACGAGAAGGGGTCGTTGAGACCGCACAACGGTTTCCAGGAGAGGAATTAATTCCTGAGCCGAAGAAAGTTTCTTATCTGTTATCAAGACGTACGCGTTGTCGTAGCAGACGTTCATCTTCTCCTGGTTTGTGACAAAGTAAGGGCTCAAGAAACCTCTCTCAAAAGACAACCCGTCGACGACGCAGAGGCTCGTTTCTGTTCCCTTTGCATCCTCAACTGTTACAATGCCTTGAATGCCCACCTTGTCGATAGCGCTCGCGACGAGGTTGCCCAATGCCTTGTCACCGTTTGCAGATATCGTCGCTATTTGCGCAATTTCGTCCCGTGTCGTGAGCTTCTTCGCGTTCTTGTCGAGCTCTTTTGAGACGTCTTTGACGGCAAGCTCAATGCCATGAGAAAGCTCAATGGGATCATACCCGGAGTTGACTAACTTTAAGCACTGTTTTATCATGGCATACGACAACACGCTAGCAGTCGTCGTGCCATCGCCTGCAACGTCGTTCGTATTACTGGACGATTCCGTGATTAATTTACTGCCCATGCGCTGCAATGGATCGCGAATGTTTATCGACTTGCTCACCGTAATTCCGTCTTTTGTAGAGATGGGTATCTTATTGTCTCCTGCCTGTATCAACACGCAGTGACCACGTGGGCCAAGAGTTGATGCTACGACGTTGTAGGTCGTCTCAATTCCCTTGAACAGCTCCTTGCGAGCTTCGTCTGCAAAAACAACACGGGTAAAAGTCTCTTTCACATCATCTGACATGTGGAGACTATAATCATTCTAATAATAGTCGTACATATTAGTTGACCGGCAACCCTCGCACTTTACGTGACCACACGTCCAAGTCAACGATGCCATTCTCATTACGTTTGTGCCAAATCGTTCTGACACCAAACGCGTATGCCAACAACATGACTGCACGCTTTCTACACCAATTGCTTATGCGTTCGTTATGGCGAAACCTCGCTTCGTCGTTGCAGAACTCAACGAACTGTTCCATCATCAACTTTTCATGCCGCATATAGACCTTTTACTTCAATACGATGCCACGTGTACACGTACGTCGAAATTTGACTTGGCGACCATCCACACGTTGTGGTGTATATGATTTTTCATTGTCGACATTCATATGTTGCAAGATACGTTTCGAGCCATATCCAACTCATTTTCTCTTGAAAGAATAGGCAACCATGCAAACTTAAGTTTGGTCGTTTTGTCGCCAACATTTGGCTTAATTTTAGCTTTCCACTTCATTTTGTCCTCATTTCATTGGCACGCGTGAGAATAATTCGCGGAAATATTCAGGATCGAGTTTTAGCGGTTCACGTTCACGTCGATAACACTCTTCTTTGAAATAGAGGTTGCACATTGGCAGTCCTGATCGACTTCGTGTAGCTCATTAAGCACAAAGCGCGTCTCATGAACGTTGCTTGATGCCATCGCGCTTTGTGCTAAGTCAACGAACGTCTCCTTGATCTGGCGGGCATCGTCAAAGTCGCTCGGTCCATGCATCTTCAACCGGAGCAAATATTCGTCATGACTTTCAAGTTCTTGTTTCATGTTATCTCTCAATCTACGTAATCGACTTTCGCATTGATCACTGAACGATCCTTTGCGACTGTTTCAAGTATCTCAACGATGCACCCTTGACACGCAAAGTAACCTTGCTTTGAATATTTTATAAGTCTCCTGACGCTCGACGCAGCAAATGAAATCTTGTTGACCGACACGTGTTTTCGACCAATGTCCCACAACGTGTACGGGTCTAAGATAAAATCTACGCCGTCGTATGCAGTCTGACAAAGCGTGAAATCAAACTCGTTCAGTATCTCTTCAATCGTACCGAGAGTTTGACTTTCAGGAGCTGAATTTTGATTTTCTTTCCATCGAGCTCACCGTCGAACTGTCGATAAAACATGGTCTCCTTCGTTAGTGAAAACTTAGCATTAGTCAATAATTCGGACGTAAGTTCAAGTTGAGCTAAGTCCACAAACCCAACGTCAAAGTCTGAATTTTGTTTTGCGCTCGTCATTTGACGCCTGACGCACCCACCGACCAACCACGGACCTGAATCACAGACGCCAAGAAGTTTAGCGATTGAATTCAGTTCAACGGGATCAGAACTGTACCTTTCGCAAAACTCAGATGCATTCACACGTTGAAATCGAGTTTCAATCATTTATTTCGTACTTTCATAATACAACACATCACATCAAGTTAAACGTTCTACAAATTTCATTCACTTGATTTTTAGTCGCACTCTCGCGCTGTCTCACCTCTTCAAGAGAATTGAAGCAAGAACGCCTGTTCAGGGGCGTGCCATGATTATCGCCTTCAACTTGCGCATATAGTCGACAAAGCGATCTTCACCGTACACGCGTTCGAGCCTCTCGTGCAATCACATCAAAAATTCTTTGTCAGTCATTTCATTCCTTTCACTCAACGGGAGACCAAATCAAAAATCTTCTCAATTATCAATAGAGATTATGTCAACGCAGCAATCATCAGCAATCTCAGGCACGTTGCATTCCCTGCAAACGGGCTCTCTGGAAGCAATCAGCTCGTCGAGCACGTCATTCACGTCGACGAATTCGTCGCTCAACTCGCTTCTCTCAACGTTGCCACGCGCTCTAACGTGTTCAAGCATCTTCGTCTTTGCACAGTCGCTCATGAACAATCTCCTCTACTTCAAACGGATTACAACCAAATCAACGCGCAGTGTTCATTAAGTTCAACGTCAAGGTGCCGAAGGGTGAAAAATTAGCAATTGGTGTGATTTTAGTCTTTTAAAACAAATGTTATTTTGACAAAAATGGTAATCTCTCGCGAGCGCTCAGAGGGGGAACTCAACGAAAATATTCGCAAGATTAGTAATGGGAGATCAGGAGTGATTGGCGGCTTCGAGGGGGTCTGCGAGAGTACACACGTGTCTCCTCACGACAGCTGTCACCATCGTAATAAATAGCACCCACGCGTGCTTTTGCCCGGCATTGCGACAAATAGTTGTCTCTTGCGTCACTTTTTCATGAACATTGTTGCGTCGCTCGGCAGACGACTGTTCCTATTCCCTCGTTGTCAGCACCGTAGCTGCCTGCTAAGGCAGATTGCCTGGGCTTGTACTCGTCTGGACGCTCTTTGAAGTATTTTGCCATGAGCTCATCAAGCTCTACGATTGGGTGATCTTGAGTTTCCACTGGAGCAATTCTACCACGTGCTCCCGTTTTTTACACTTCGTGATCTGATTTTCGAGAACAAAAGTGATTAAGACCTTTCGAAATATCAGCTTGCTACGGCTTTGACGCTGCAAGTTTGGTGCTCCTGTCGTCAGGTTGCACGTGACTACCTTGAGAAATCTTGAAATCTTCTTGAGAGGAAGCTCAAACGCCCTGTGTTTGCAACCGTCACTTTTGTGGTGTGTCAATGAGCACCACCGTCTTCTTGCCGCGCTTCATGTACACCTTGTTGCCCAGCGTTGCGTAGTGTTCATAACCTTGTTGTTGCAGCAGGAACGCTTCGTACGTGATGTCTTCAGCTTCACGCTCAACGACGACCTGTTTCTTTATCATGAATGCGCTCTCCCGTTCGCGTGCACGAGCATGCAGGTTAATGTGCGAGTGGCTCGTCACAGATACATCATGCAACACTTCACGACAATGTAGATCCAATTCAGGAAACCGTGTAGTATTGCGTAGCTCCAACTGTGATTGAAGTGATATGATAGTGCGAAAGCGCCCCAAAATCCGCACGTCGCAAGACTTTGATTCAGATCCAACGTCAACAATCGTTTCATTTTTATCTCCCATCAGTGAGTGTAAGTGTTTGTTTTTCGTTTGTGTCTAATTGACGCGTATTACTTGATCAGGTCGACGAGGTTAGATGTGTAGTTGTAAGCTTCAGAGTAGCGTACAGGTCGCACACGAATTCATTGTAAAGAGCGTGTTGCTCGGCGTGGTATGCCTTGTGTTCGACCTGATCAGACTTTGGGTTCGTATAAGGCAACGTGCCGTTGTATTCGTTTCTTCGTAGCTTGTCGCTGATATTTTCCATGATTTAGAGTAACACATTCTCAAAAAATATACACTTTATGAAAAATATCTCCCGTCGTGCATGCGCCCGAAGCACGCGATACAAGACATCGTTAGTCGTCCACAAAAGTCACGCCCTTACGCCATGGCGTGCATGCACGGGAGACTGAAATTTACGCATGCGCCGGCTTCATCTCGTTGCACCAACACTTTGCCTCAGCGTGGTGCTCCAATTGCTTGTAGTAGACTGCAAACATCGTCGCTGCCATTTCACAGGTGTCCTTGTCACCGTTGCCACTGTCAAACGTTGCGAAGTAAGCAGGCGTTGCTGCGGGCGTGAGGGAGCAGAAGAGGCGGAAAAACACGATTGCTGGCGTCATTTTGATTGGTCTCCGGACGTTTATAACAAAAAATCGTCTGTCATTTTCCAAAAATCTAACGTGTCTTGATCAGTACGCTCTGAATTTCTTTGTATCTTTGCATCGACTTCATTGAGTTCTTCGCGCACTTCTTTGTATGCTTTTCTTTGTTAAAATTTTTCTTTGTCTTGCCACTAAAGACACGCATCGCATTCACCTAGTGCTCCTGTCAAGAAGTTAACTAGGTGATCTTGCCACATTTCTCGAGACGCAGCCTTTTCAAGCATTAACACTTCTGTTATCATGCATCTCAGCGATTTTATTGTCGTTTCCACTTTGTCTCCCGTTGTGGGCTCACTCGGACTCGAACCGAGAACATCTGGTTTATGAGGCCAGGGCTCTGACCGATTGAGCTATGGGCCCGTTGTTGCTCCGGATCTAGGACTCGAACCTAGGACTTCTTGATTAACAGTCAAGCGTTCTACCAACTGAACTAATCCGAAATAAGACGAGTGGTGCAGGTAGGATTCGAACCTACGTTTGACAGCGTCGCCAGATTTACAGTCTGGTCTCATAGACCACTCGAGCACTGCACCGTGCTGCCCATTGCACATTGCACATAGCTCTGGGCGATAAGTTTGCGTTACTCAGCGTCGGCGAGCTTTGCGTCGACCTTGTTGAGCTTTGACTGCACCGCAGAGAGCTTGTCCTCGACTGCCTCGCGCTTTGCTTCAGCCTTCTCGACGTTGGCAGTGAGCTTGAGCACCTTTGCGGTGAGAGCTGCCTTGACGGCAGTGAGCTTTGACTGACGTATGGTTAGCTTATCCTTAGTTACCTGATCCATGATTTTTATCTCCTGTATTTGAGTTCGGCATAATTGCCGATTTCTGATTACTTGATGATATTAATACATCCTGATGATGTTTACACTTTTAAAAACAATTAATTGAAACGTATTCCTTCAGGCCCGGGTATTTCACTATTCCCATTTTCATCAGTTTTAAGAGGAATCATGTCTTTGTACTCGAAAATGAGTCCTTGTGCATGAACATAAATTTACATTTTATTGTGAAAATTATTCGTTTGGATGTTCTGCAAAGAAATCAAGCTGTTCGTCCCATGATTCAATCGGCAAATTTTGTGGAAAGTTTTCATCGCTTTCATGTTCTTTCCAGTAATTTTCAAAATCCGTAATGAGACAATGCATGTGACTGATGTATTCTTTGAGTTCCATAATTTCTATCACATTCCAAATGTATCGCCGGGCGCGACAGATCCAAGATCGTCGTCTCCTAAAATCGTTGAAAAGTAACCCGCCGTTTGCGATAGCTTGACGTTCTTAGCCACCCTTGCGACGTCTGACACGTATGCGTAATGTTCGTGCTTCTCGCCCTCAACCTCGACGTAGCAGTGAATTCGCTTGACTGACTTGACTACGCCCACTTTACCGATGAGCTTTGCTGGACCCACTGTGATTCTGACTGTATCACCCACCTCAACGTTCGCACCCTCGAGGCTAGCCTTTACTGCAGCCTTGCGAACGGTGTGTGCCAAATGCTGCGCGAGCGCATTGATGTCGTCGATGTCAAGAGCGCCTATTACCTCGTCGTAGATGTACATTGCACGATCTGTAAGGGCAGGCAGCTTTGCTTCAGCCTTGTCGAGTGATATGACGTGTGGAGGCCTCTTTGCGGCGCGCTTTGCTGCTGTGTTTGCATGCTTCTCTGCTTTGCGTCGACGCTCTGACTCGTCCTTGAGCAGCTTTGCGGCACGTCGAGCCGTACGTTCCTCGTCTGTGAGACCTGCGTCCTTGCGCTTCTGCTTGTTATCGATTACTGCTTGGATCTGATTGTCGATGACTGATGTGTTCATGTTAAATCTCCTGTTATTCGGTTATGTCACCATTCAAAAACTCAAGCACCCATCCAGCAAAATCTGCTTTGCCACGTTGATACCCGTCCTTGAATATTGGATTGTTTGCTCGAGCTTTCGAAACGTCATCGTCGTGTGACAAAACGTATTCGCCTTTTGCGAAGTCCACACACACGCTAAGGAATTTCTTATACTGAGCCTCAGATATGTTCATGAATTCAATATATCACATTCTCTGTTAATATACACAACTACGCGTGGAGGCAAATAAAAAGTGTACACTTCAAACAAAATGAATTATCATTGTCATTATGAAAAACGTAGCAAAGCTGTTAACACTGACGTGCATCATACTCACCACGTCAAGCGTCAATGCGAGGTGGGCTCCAAAACACCAGTGTCTGACGTGTGAAGTGCCAAAGGTACTAACGCCAATATCTCGAGATGACCTGATCGACGTGCTTTATGACGCATACGTTGTCAACTATAATAGAGAGCCATCAGACGCGCGTTTATCTATGGCGTGGGCTCAAGTTTCGTTAGAGAACGCTGAAGGTTCAATCGTTTGGCAACACAATCTTGGGAATCTCGGACCCGTGTATGACAAGTCACAGCAGTGGTACGTGCACTCAAAGGAAGCGATTTATAGAGCATTTAATACGTTTGAAGAAGCAGGACAGGCATATTGGCACGTCATAGACAAGTGTCAATCTGCTTATCGAGCTTTTGGACATGAAAGTGCAGTTGAGAGTGCACACACATTGAAGCAGTGTAACTACTACGGGGGACCAGAAACAAACTATGCATCAATGCTCTCAACGCTCTATTGGATAGCGAAGTCAAAGCTCGTTCCAGGAATGAAGGAGAGGTTACGAGCCAAGAAGCTCGCAAGAGAGCATGAATTGATGCACCCGTACACGTCAGACTGTGGGTGTTCAAAGGAAGACATTATGATGTCAAAGGTGTGATATGTCGTACAACGTGCCAAAAGTGAAGAAGTGTCGCAAGGAGCTTCTCGAAGAAATTGAGATGCTCAAACATAGCATTACGAAGTGTAACGTCATAAGAAAGTTGATATATTAAAACCATGAAAAATACGCTGGCGCTGTTATTAACTCTACTTGCTTTTGGCTGCCTACCGGAGACAAATGCATGTTCTGACAAATCATGTGACGACGGCAACACGTGCGTTGTCGAGTCGTCAACTGGGTATCCAGGCTACACTGCTTGCAGCGACGTGTACGACGGAGCGGTTTGCTGCACTCATGACACCGGCACGACCACGACTACACACACTTGTAATAACGGGTGTAGTGGATCAACTCCCTGGAACTGTGGCAACGGGTGTTACTCAACACCGCCTAGTGGAAATCACGCCTGTAACAAGTGTTAGTTGAAATCGTTTGAGCTCTCATCGAGAGGCATGAAGAATTGTTTAGTGAGTCGTTAGTGACGCCCCGTCTATAGAGTGTGCACCGCGTCATGACCGATGAGCGAAGACATAGCGACAACTGATCATTGTTTGCGAAAAGCTTCATGTCTCGTGATGAGAGCTCAAACGAAAAAGACTTTTACAATGATTAGCTTGGATCTCGAAAGAGATATTAGGCCAAAGCGCACGGTAACCCTGTGAGTCGTGAGTTCAAACCTCACATCATTGTGTATATCTTTTGAGAATGTGTTATATTGAGATCATGAAGAAGACTGCACATTTGAATTTTTGGTCAGGAACATATCGCGTTGTTTGTTGGGATGTTGATAACAAGAAAGATAACGTCATATGTACATCAAATCAATCAGATCCGAATGATGTGATATATCGTGCACGTAAAGCCGGTTATGACGTAAAAGTGTATGTAGGGTGGAAATCAATTACATATAAGGCTTTTTGATGTCAAAAATTGCACCAATACTCACAACGTCGATCGCAGTGTCAATGGGCATCGCATCGTTGGTGTTCGTTGAACAAGTTGTCGCTCAAGACATTCGAGCGAAAGCAAAGGTTACCACCTTACAACACCTCAAAATGCCCACAGTCGACAACGTGAAGCTGAGCGTGAAGGAAGTGTGTTCAAGTGACATGAAGCACGTTGTAGGTGATTATTGCCCTGAACTAGTACAAACGTGCATACGGGAGAGAAAACGTGATCCACACGTCAAGAATCCAGGAAAGACACCTGTGGTGTGTGAGGAGTTCGCAAAGACTTCGAGATGCTTGAGCAAGAAGACTGTGCACCTTGATTTTTGCATGGACACGTATGAGCACACCGAAGAAGTGTCAGACCTACCGAGAGTCTACATCTCTTGGACGGATGCAAAAAACAGTTGCGAGATTGAAGGGAAGCGTCTTTGCAACGTGCCTGAGTTTCAGAAGGCGTGTGAAGGTCCAAACAATCACGCCATTGGCTATGGCGATGGGTACACGAGAGACAAAAAGATCTGCAACGTTGATAAAGTGTGGCATGATCCTCTCACAACGCCTTTTGCAAAGCTCGACAAAAGAGTTCCTGTGGGTTCAATGAAAGATTGTAAGAGCGACTACGACGTGCACGATGTCAATGGGAATGTTGACGAGTTCGTGATGAACGAAAATGGTTCATACCATCATGAACCTTGGGTGAGCACCTTGATGGGTGGCCACGCTTTTGGTGTCAGAAGCATGTGTAGAGCCATGACGACTTCGCATTCACCCGATTTCAGTTTTTATATCCAGGGATATAGGTGTTGCAAAGACATAGTGTAAATTTCTTGAGATTGTGATATACTGAGATCATGGTACACAACGTAAAAAGGTTCAATCCCGTTAATCGCTGTTTCAAATGGACGCTCGTTGAAGGCAATGAGTACGGTTGGTACGAGTTCGACAGCGAAGAGGCACATCGAGTTGCAAAGCTCGAGCGAGACGAGTTCGCACGCAGCCTCAAATCACTGCCTGGCGTCGCGAACGTCAAGAAACGAACTCTTAAAAATCAGCTGATCACTCGTGGAGGCATTGGCTCAGGGCACCCTGAAATCTCACTGTTGGTCACGGTGTACGAAGTGAGCTATGACGAGTAACAATGTGTAAACTTCTTGAGAATGTGATATACTGAGATCATGGAACGA